GTTTGGTCGGGATGAAGCCAATCTGTTCTTTAACGTGATAGCGAAACGCTATGAACAAGGCAGTGTTATTGTGACCAGTAACCTGCCATTCTCGCAATGGTCAACGGCATTCGCTGATGATCAAACCTTAACTGCGGCATTGCTGGACAGGCTGTTACATCATGCGCATATCGTACAAATCAGCGGAAATAGTTATAGGTTAAAAGGCAAAAGAACAGCGGGTGTCATACCGGCAGCAGAAAGTACGTTAAGTTGAAAAGAAGCCAGGGGTGGGTCAAATTTAGATTACCGTTTTAAGCGGTAAGTGGGTCAAAATTGGATTGCCGTTGACACCAGCACCTGAATACGATAAGCCGTAGTGTCAGTTTCTGGTTTAACCCATAACTCCAGCACGCCCATCTCACCTAAGGCCACTTTACTAAACAACACGTTAATGCCTGGCTTACAGCGCAATGCTGTTGCACCAGAGCGCGGCACTGCAAATACCGTTTGGCAATCTCCTAGCTGTTGCCAGTGCTGCTCACTGCTTTGTTCAAAATCTTCATGTAGGACAACAGAAAACGATTGCGCAGCAGCCATAGGCAGCCACACAGCACACAATAACGCAATAAAATTACGCATCGACACTCCGGAGCGGGAACTTAGGTTATACCACCGGCTGGCGGTTGGAGGAAAGCGTGGTTATTTTATCAGCTGGTATAACAAAAAAGCAAAAATCCTGCACTGAAGTTTAGAGATTTTGTTTTACTATACGCCGACATTATTTAATCCCAGATGTGAGTTATTGTAGTGTGGCTAAATGAACTACAAGTTAACGATGCTGCACTGCGCGCGTATCGAAAAGCATTACGGCTCTCTAGCCCCAATCATGTGGTTATTGATAATTTATTTGATAACAGCCAACTCGATGCAGTCATTAGCGTTTTGCAGCAACAACATAATTGGACAACGCAAAAGCACAGTTACTTTGCGCTCTATGTTGATAATGCCAAATGGCAAAAAACCCCTCAGACGCAACGCTTTGTAAAGCGGGATCTTTGGCAACGTGCTGCCAGCAAGACAGTTCCCGCTACTTCCACTATCGCCGATGATTTTTTGACTTTTTTGCGTGGCGATGAATTTATGGCGCTATTATCACGTATCTTCAAAGTGTCACTAACCGACATCAATGTGGCCAAGCCTGACATTAATACCAACTACTTTCGCTTAGCCGCCACCGACTTCGTCAATCAACATGCTGATGACTCGCCAGGCAGAGAAGTTTGTATGCTGCTGTATTTAAATAAACACTGGCACCATGATAACGGTGGTGAATTAGTGTTTAGGGGCACAGCGGACACACCCGTCACTATCGCACCGTTACACAACCGCTGCGTGTTGTTTAATCCGGCATCGCCTGGCGCTGAACATTGGATAAAAGCACTGACAACAAAAAATACACCGCACTACCGCTATAACGTTACCAGTTGGTATTGGTCTGAGTAATATCGGTTGTTTAAATTTGGTCATTTTAGTTCAGGGTTCTCATCAAATCCTCGATCTCTGCCGCTTTAAAACAAAAACCCCGAGCTTTTGGCTCGGGGTTTTTGTTTTAATCTGGCGGGAGAGAGTCACTTAAATAGAGAAGCTAGTGCACTGTTTAAATTGAATTTTCTACATAGACAGGTCATATGAAACCCCCAAATAAACCCCGTAAACTAGCGTTTCTGTCCGCTTTTCGCTGATTGCTCCATCACTTTACGCTGAGCATTGTTAGCTTGCTGCAGTACAGATAAAAACACTTCTCGTTTTTGAGCTTCAGTCGCGTAGCGAAAAAAATCAGATATAAACCCAAACTCAGCTTTTGATTCTTTATCAACCAAAATATCCGCCTTACTCCCGAGAAGTAAATTGCCTTACGGGTAAAGCAACTTTGGGAAGATTTAAACGTGTACAAGTTGACATCAAATATTCTCGCCAGTACGGCCAGACATGAAAACTTGCATTTTCGACAGCGAATGCAGTAAGCGCCTCTTCATCAGTCTCAGCAAAATCTGGACTCAACATATACTCAGCAACAAAGGTTGCCTCGATTTGCGCAAATATAGCATCGGGTTCTGAATCAGATTCTCCAGCTATAAGGCGACAACCAACCTTGATATAAACAGCAAAGAAGTTTTTTACATTTGCTTCTACTTCTTCACTAATTCCAAATACTTCTGACTTTTCAACACCAGTCATGAACTGATAAACAAGAGAAGTTTCACCAGGCCGTTTGGGATCCCAGCCGTCTTTAGTGAAAAACTCCGAATGCTTCAAATATACATCGTGTACAGCAAGCCCTTTGATTGCCCTTTGCAGTGCTTCTTTAGCCATAACATACTTCCGGCTCAGCTGCTTTAAGTACTGTACTTAAGTCCACTCGACGGTTATAAGCTATACGGTTACCTGTTTCTATCGGTACAACTTTTGCCGCAAACGCTTGATATGGAGTAGCTTGTTTATGATTAAATGCTCCGAGTGCATGAGATAAACAATTAACAATTAATTGATTTAGACTTACTTCTTCATCTTCAGCCCACTGTGAATATGCCCTATGCATACTCTTTGGCATTCTAAGCGTGACTCTTCCACTAAAATCGTCTGCGACTTCCATCGGCACAGGAAGAGACTTATTTTTTTCTTTGAAAATCGTAATTGTTGTCTCAATAGCATCTACTGCAAGTGCATAAGCCTCATCAGATGAATCAGCATATTCAGTTAGATGTGGAAACTCACGCACTTTTGCTTCGAAGCACTCCTCACCTTCGAAAACTCCTTTACGGACAGTGATACTGTAATTTTGTGCGTCCATTGACCTTCTCCTGTTTACCTAACTTTAACCTAACTCTATTGGCTAAGTTCTTCAGAATACTGTTCTAATATTTTTTTAATGTTTTTGATATATGCCGGTTTGATTTGTGGGTTTTTGCCGTGATCACAATTAAAAGAACCTGAATAAAAGTCCTGCAGTCGGTCATGAAAAAAAACCTTATGGCCACCGCGTTTTCCGTCTTTTACTTCAAAGCCCAAGCTCTCAAGTGCTTGCACCACGTCTTTACAACGCAAAGTCGAGCCGCTTTGAAACAAGCTTAGAACATCCTTAAAATTTTCTCTACTCATTGTGACACCATATATAGTGTCACAGTTCCAAGGTGCGCAGTATTATACTTTTCGCTCAAACTTGCAACGATTTTCAAATTTGTGTGCTCCCATTCACTTTCGTAAGATTGAATCTGCGTTGATACCAATTTTATCAAACCCACTCCTCTCCCAGCGCCTCTGCTTGCTGCAGTACCAACTACACGGCGTCTTCGGCCATATCTGGCGGATATTTGTATTTGCGTAATATGCGCTTCACCATTAAGCGCAGGCTGGCACGCACGCTTTCGCGTTTACTCCAGTCGATGCTGATGTTCTTGCGCAGGTTGTCGGTTAGCTCATGGGCGACATCATCCAGCAAGCCGATGTTGGGTTTATCTAAACCTACTGCATCAACTATATCGATTACCTGATCTGGCAGCATTACATTATTATTCACGGTAATGGCGGTAAACCAAGCTCTTTAAGAAACGCATTGTGTTTATCCCGTGCGTCCTTAGTGCTCTTTTCCAGTGCGACTAACTCATCATTAACTGCTTGTAGATCTATTTCCTTCTCTGCTACCGCCGTGCTGATGTAGCGCGAAATGTTAAGATTGAAATCATTCTTTTCGATTTCAGTCATCTCTACCCGGCGTGAGTAGCGGTCCTCTTCCTTGCGGAATTGGTAGGTCTCGATGATCTTAGCAATGTGCTTGTCCGTGAGTTGATTCTGCCGCTTGCCCTTTTCAAAGTGCTCGGCGGCGTTGATGAACAGCACGTCGTCGGGCTTTTTACATTTTTTAAGCACCAAAATGCACACCGGGATACCTGTGGAGTAGAACAGGTTCGCAGGCAAGCCGATAACGGTGTCAATGTGGCCGTCTTTTAGCAACTTGGTGCGAATGCGCTCTTCGGCCCCGCCACGGAACAGCACGCCGTGTGGCAAAATAATTGCCATCACGCCTTCGTCTTTGAGGAAGTGAAAGCCATGCAGTAAAAAGGCGAAATCAGCGGCAGATTTAGGTGCCAGGCCATAGTTCTTGAAGCGCACGTCGTCGCCCATTGCTTCCGTCGGTTCCCAGCGGTAGCTGAAAGGCGGATTGGCCACAATGGCGTCGAAGCTGGGCTTCTTGGCCGGGTTCAGTTCGCGCAGTATGTCCCAATCGTTGGCCAGGGTATCGCCGTGGTAGATCTCGAACTCGGTGTCCTTCACCCCATGCAGCAGCATGTTCATCCGCGCTAAGTTATAGGTGGTGATGTTCTTTTCCTGGCCGTAAATCTTGCCAATGCCATGCGGCCCCATGCGTTTGCGCACGTTAAGCAGCAACGAGCCAGAGCCAGAGGCGAAGTCGAGCACACTGGCCAGGCGCTCTTTTTTACCCGTAGCGGGTTCCTGGCTATCAAGGGTAACAATGGCTGATAAGATGTCGGAAATCTGCTGCGGGGTGTAAAACTCGCCTGCTTTCTTGCCGGAGCCGGCGGCAAACTGGCCGATCAGGTATTCGTAGGCGTCACCCAGCGCATCTATGTCGGTGGAGAACTCATTCAGCCCTTTGGCGATCTCCGCGATGATGCGGCACAACGTAGCGTTGCGATCTTCGTATTTGCGACCGAGTTTATCCGAGCCAAGGTTGATTTCCGAGAACAAGCCGCTAAAGGTGCTCTCGAAAGATTCGTTTTCAATGTATTTGAAACCCGCCTGCAAGGTGCTGAGCAATTCGCCATTCTGGGTGCGGGCAAGGTTGGCGATGCTGTTCCAAAGGTGCGGCGGCTGAATAACGTAATGCACCTTGCGGCGCATTTGTTTCTCAAACTCGGTGATGTCGTCCGGGTTGTTGGCATACCACAGTGCCAGCGGTACACGGCGGTCGTCTGCGTCGAGCGTCGGGTAGTCTTTTCCCAGTTCCTTTTTTGCTGCAGCCTCGTAATTATCCGACAGGTAGCGCAGGAACAAAAAGGATAGCATGTAGTCGCGAAAATCGTCCGCGTTCATTGCGCCGCGCAATTGGTCGGCGATGGCCCAGAGGGTTTTACCTAGTTTGGTGTCGTTCATATATTCTTCTTTTTACCTTGTGTCTTGGGTAACTTTTTCAGTACCCGTTGAAATCGCTTTCCAGTTGATCGGCGCGTGCAATTCGAGCCACTTCATGTGCCCCCCTTAATCAAGCGCTTTTCCCGCTCAATTTCAGCAACTAGCTCGGCTTCAGTGGGCAATATGCGCTGGTATTTTGAGGCAAAAAGTTGTTTGCTATCCTCAATTACCGAATATTTGACGACAGTTTCATCCTTGCTATCGCAAAGAATGATACCAATAGTGGGGTTGTCGTCTTCACCGCGTTTGAGGTCGTCAAACATGCGCACATACATGTCCATCTGGCCAATATCCTGATGGCTGAGCTTGCCGGTTTTCAGGTCGATAATAACAAAGCACTTGAGCAAATAATTGTAGAAAACCAGGTCGATAAAAAAGTGGCTGGTTTCCGTGCTAATGCGCATTTGCCGGGCAACAAACGAAAACCCCTTGCCCAGTTCCAGCAGGAACTTTTGCAACTCGTCAATAATTGCCTGCTCTAACTGGCTTTCTTTTACTTGCCCCACCTCTGGTAACTGCAAAAACTCCAGCACGTAGGGGTCTTTGATAAAATCGCCCAGCGCATTGCCATGGACCAGTTTGTCCTCTGCGCCACCCTGCGAAGAAAGCAAACGCTGATAGCTGTGGGTCTGAATATTGCGCTCGAGTTGTCTGACGCTCCACTGCTGCGCTGCACCTTCCGTCAGGTAATAGTCTCTGGCCTTGGGGTCATCCAGCCGCATGATGAGACGGTTATGGCTCCAGCTCAATTTGCTACACAGTGTGTAGCAAATTGCCTGATCGGGATAGGTAAGATAAAACTGGCGGAAATTACGCAGATTGGCATAGGAAAACCCTTTGCCGAAACTCGCACTAAGCGCTTTGGACAAATTTTCCAGTAAGCGTGCACCATACTCCGCTTTATGTTGTCCGCGCTGTTCCTCTTCAACAATCCGTCGGCCAATAAGCCAGTAGGCTTCTACCATGGCGGCATTCACCGCCGAGCATGCCTTACCTCTGGCCTGTTCAAGGATGTTTTTAATGTCGGCGTGAAATAGAGTCAATTCGCTCATGCGTTAACCACCTCCGGTGATGGAAAAAGCTGCTGCATCAGCACTTTCTTGTGAGATTTGAAGGCCTCCAGGTTGCAGATGGTGACTGGGGGATGCAACCTGTAAGGGGGCAGCCGAAACTTGCGCTGTTGCCAAAACATTTGGCAGATTAAACTGAAACTTGGTGGTGAAGTCCTCGATAATCCGCTGAAAGAGTTCTTTATCATTGCCTTCTATTACCATTGGTTCAAAAAGCGAATGCCTGCCATGACTATGAAGGTTAAGAGCGCGAGCAAACAAGTCCTTATCCACGCTACTTCCAATGCAATCGGTGAAGTCCTTTTTCCCAAAAAAAATCGCTGTCTTTTCAAGAATACTGCGGAGCATGTTGAAGTGATAACCGTAGAGAACGCCAGAATCAGCGGCAGCAGCATTAATCAACTCACTCAGAAGTGCGACGTGGTGGAAAAATGGAGTGTCGTCAGTTGCTCTAAGGGTATATTCCGAACTGGAAACCAAGCGATGCAGGAAGTAACTAATGCATTTCGATGATTTCAGCTCGTTGACAATAACATTGAAGAACAGAGCATGATGAGAAGATACAATCACTCTAATTGGTGACTTTTCACGATGTTCTTCTTGCGTAAGAGAACTGTCCGATATTGGAGCTGATTTGGTACGGTCCTTCGCCTTGCGAAGGAGATGTGCTAAATCACACGCTACTGAAATAATGTTGTTGTCATCCAGCGAGGAAACAGGATCATCAATGTAGACATACTTTACCCATATGAAGGATCTTTCGTTACTTAGGACTTGTTTAAATATGGCGAGAAAAACGCTCCAAACAAAAATTCGCTCTTCCCCTCGCGATATTTTGATGCATCTGTCGCCATCCTTTGCTTTGAACTGAATGTATTTTGGCCTAGATTCCACCTCGGCTCCAAATCTACGGTAGAGATAGTGCAAAGGCGATGAAGGCTTAGTCATTTCAGCAACTTCCTCGGCGGTATACCGTATTACTTCGAACCGTGCAGAACTGTATTTCTGAAAATACTCCTCGATACTCTCTTCAAGATCGAGATCATTGAAACCATCGATAAAGCTCGAGTTGGAATTAACCAAAAGCCGTGGTTCCAGATCATTTTCAAGATCGTTATCCCAATAAAATAAGTCCTCAGTAAATGCGTTAAAATAAAGGGTATCCCGTTCAATAACTCTTCTCTCAGAATCGAGAATCTTACCTTTGTTTTTGAATTCCGTTGATAGACGAGTCTTCCCTGTGCCATTGTGGGCGAAAAGCATTACAAAATCACGGTCTCCACTACGAAAATCATCACGCAATCGCGTAACAACCTTTCGAAGTGTAGAGCACCTATGTACCTTCGGCTGTCCACTCATTTTAAACTCCTTCCATAGATGGAAAAAGCTGTTGCATTAGCGCTCTCTTATGCGTCTTGATGGCTTCAAGCTTTTTGGTTTCGGCAGTGATAAAAGCGTCGAGGCTGCCCAAGCAAGAGGCAATATGCTGTTGTTCAGGGAGCTTGGGGACGAAAATCCGCACTGAAGAGAACAGGCTTTTGTTGATGATGGGGACAGCTTGCCTTCCAGCAAGCATTGCGATTCGCTCAGAGGCTAACGAAAGCGCAAAGTAAACGAAACCACCCGAGTGCTTGGAGCTGGGAATGACCGCGTTGATCTGCTGGTTCGTCGCACAGTCGTAAACGTTCTGTGCCACCTTCCCAATCGTGGAGCCAATGGATACAAAAAGAACACTGCCTGCTCTGATGTGCCGAGTCTCTGCAAAGCCTTCTGTGGTCAAAGTGGTCTTTGTTTGCTCTACAAAGCGCATGTCTGAGATGTCCGCTGGCGAAACGAAAGAGATGCCGCCTCCATAGAATAATGCCTGCGCAGTGCTGGGAGTGCTTCCTGTGACTACCCTCCCGAAATCGCCAATAGACTGATTCACCCACTCCCCGGCGTTTTGGAATTCGGGGAAGCGGAGGCGGGGTTGGGTTTCGCCTTCGCGGGGAAAAAGCTGCTGCATCAGCCCTTTTTTATGGCTCTTGAGCACGTCCAGTTTTCGGGCTTGGGCGGTCATTAGCTCGTCCACGGAGCTCAGGCACTCGGCGATTTTTTGTTGTTCGTCTGCTGAAGACACGGGCAAAGGCATTGCCATAAAGTCGTCGCTTGATATGGCCATCCTATCGTGACGTGCACCCGTGCTAGATGCCTGCCGCATGTAGGTATGCCAACCCGTAGTTTTGAAAAAATGTTCGTAAAAGTCGTTCCTTTCGTCTTTGAATTTAAAGACCGTATAAAGGGGGGACATTACGCCCGTGCCAATTTTGTTCTTTGATATAGGGCCAACGGGTGCTGTTGACGATATGCGTGGGTTGTAGACGTAGCTACCCAGTTCAACAACAAAATAGCCCTCAAGTTTACCTTGTGTAGCAATGTCCTTATCAAAGAAATCTCGTTGATCTACTACGCCAAACTCAGCTGAATTAGTCAGAACACGATCAATTTTTTCGTCTCGGTTTTTCTGCTTCGCACGAATCGCTAAAAGATATAGAGGGATATGTTTCCACTCTGGCGCATCCCGAAACTCCGGAAACCGCAGCTTAGGCACCAATACAGGTTTGCCGTCTTCCATCGTGGCGGTGGTTATTGTTGTATTACTCATACGCACTAAGTCCTGAAATATCGCGGCCTTGGGCGCGCTTGGTGAGTAGCGGATGCAGGTCTGCCATTAGCGCAAGCTCAGCCTGGGTGCGGGCTTTCCAGCCGAGCTCCAGCGGGGCCATCAGGTCGCTTAAGTGATCGCCGTCGAAAATCATCCGTTGCAAGATGCCGTCGACAAAGCTTTGCAGGGCGGCAGTTTCGAGGCCGTGCTTGCTGGCGATGCTCGCCAGTTCAGCAGCGTCTTTTTGTGCCTTAAAGCGGGTGTAGCCGTCACGGATGGCTTGTTCGCTCAGGCCCTCGCCTGCTTTTAGGGTAGCGATGTAGGCTGCAATGTCCTCTCGCTCGTTAATAAACTTGGCATCCGATTGGATGAGGCCAATGAGCTGCTCGCGGCTCATCGTCGATTTGCCGGGGCCTTTGGCCGAGAACTTGGTGATAAGGCCCATGATGTAGTCGTAATCAATCAGTGAGGAGGCAAACAGCACGAACTCGAAATCGAGCTGATCTACATTGTCCGACGTAGGGTTGTCCGGCGTGGGTTTATCGCTGCCTTTACCCTGCTGGGCCTGTTGTTTAAGCCGCTGGGCGGTTTCAAGGTAGGCACCACGAAAGCCAAGCAGGTTTTCCTTCGGGATAATCTGCTCAATGGCGGCGGCGTTATCGTCGGTTAAGTCGGTGTATTGGTCGAGCTGAGTTTTAAGGCGCTGCACTTCCTTGAAGTGGTTGATGAAGGCAGCGCGGGCTTCGTCTCCCTTCAGGTTGTGCACGGCCTCGGGGGCGGTGTCCAAACCTTGGGATTTCATGAAAGCGTCAAGCTTTTGCACGGCCGCATCCAGTTTTTCGATAACCACCGGAGCTTTATCCACCAGCCAGATTTCACGGGCTTGCTCGCCGGAACTTTCGCCGGAGAACAGCGCGATAGCGGCATCGACGTTATCCTGCTGCTGGCGGAAATCGAGGATGTTGCCGAATGGTTTTGTGCCGTTTGGCTTCTTATCCTCTGCCTGAATACTGTTGAGCACGCGATTGGTACGCGAGAAGGCCTGAATTAAACCGTGATGCTTGAGGTTTTTATCCACGTAGAGCGTGTTCAGGTATTTGGAGTCAAAACCGGTGAGCAGCATGTCGACCACAATGGTGATATCGATTTTCTGCGCATGCGGATGATCGCTATTGGGCCATTGCTGGTCTTTAATGCGCTTTTGCACATCCTGATAGTAAAGATCGAACTCGCTTATGCTGTGGTTGGTACCGTAGCGGCTGTTATAGTCGGCAAGGATGGCTTTAAGCGCCGCTTTTTTCTGCTCCGGCTCAACGGCGTTGTCTTCTTTCTCCTGCGGCAAATCTTCCTGAATTTGTTTTACATCGGCATCGCCCTCGGCGGGCGGCGAGAAAACGCAGGCGATATTCAACGGCTGGAAGTCAGCGTTAGCGGCCTGCTTTTCTGCTTGCACGGTCTTGAATAGCGCGTGGTATTCAATAGCGTCGTTAATAGAAGCGGTGGCAAGCACGGCATTGAAACGGCGCTGGCCGGTAGCGGCGTCGTGCTTGGCCAGAATGGCTTCGATAACGGCGCGTTTGGCGATGGCCTCGCCGGGCTTGGGCAGCGTTTTGCCTTCCTCGACCTTGGGCTTGAAGTAATCCACATGGAAGCGCAACACATTGCCATCTTCAATGGCGTGGGTAATGGTGTAGGCGTGAAGACGCTTTTGGAACAGGTCTTCGGTGGTCATCATGGATGCCACCTCGCCGTCGATCATTACCCGACTGGCATTACCGTTTTTTCCTCCAAAGATGGGGGTACCAGTAAAGCCAAACAGCTGGGCTTTTGGAAAGAACGCTTTAATCGCCTTGTGGTTCTCGCCAAACTGAGAGCGGTGGCATTCGTCAAAGATAAAGACAATACGTTTGTCGCGCAGCGGCTCTAGCTGCTCTTTGTAGGTGGCTTGGCCGCTTTTGGCGCGCAGCTGGTTGCGCTTGCTGTTTTCATCCAGCGCCAGGCCAAGTTTTTGAATGGTGGTAACAATCACCTTGTCGGCGTAGTCGTCTGACAGCAGGCGACGCACCAGCGCGGCGGTATTAGTGTTTTCCTCGACGCAGCCTTCCTGAAACTTGTTGAATTCCTCACGGGTTTGTCGATCGAGGTCTTTGCGGTCGACAACAAACAGGCATTTTTCAATGTCGGGGTTGTCTTTGAGCAGCGTAGAGGCCTTGAAGGACGTCAGCGTTTTGCCGCTGCCGGTTGTATGCCAAATGTAACCATTGCCGCAGTTCTGGTGGATACTGTCAACGATCTGTTTCACCGCATAAACCTGATACGGACGCATCATCATCAGCTTTTGCTCGCTGGCGATCAGCACCATGTAGCGGCTGATAGTCTGGCCGAGGGTGCATTTAACAAGGAAGGTCTCGGCAAAACTGTCGAGGTGCGTGATCTTGTTGTTCTTCTCATCGGCAAACTGATAAATGGGCAAGAAGCGCTCGTCAGCATTGAAGGCGAAGTGACGGGCGTTGTTATTGGCGAAATACCAGGTATTGGTGCGGTTGCTAACGATAAAGAGCTGAAGGAAGCACAGCAGCGTTCTGGTGTAGCCATTGCCTGGGTCGTTCTTATACTCGACGATTTGCTCCATGGCCCGCCGTGGGCTGACGGTGAGGGTTTTCAGCTCGATCTGTACGCAAGGCACACCATTGATGAGCAAGATGACATCGTAACGATGGTGGCTGTAATCGGAGTTGATGCGCAGCTGGTTGATCACCTCAAAGGTGTTTTTGCACCAGTCTTTAATGTTGACCAGGGTGTAGTTCAGCGGCGTGCCGTCGTCACGGGTAAAGCTGTTGCGCTCACGCAAGGTGCGCGCGGCGGTAAACACATCGGGGGTGACAATCTCTTCAAGCAATCGTGAGAATTCGCTATCGGTAAGCCGCACGCGGTTGAGGGCCTCGAACTTCTCGCGGAAGTTCTGCTCCAACGCAGCGCGGTCGCGGATGTCTTTACGGTATTCATATTTAAGGCTTTGAAGTTTACCGATAAAGCCGTATTCGATGCTATCTTCCCGCACACCGGAACTCGGGTTAGCAGAGGGCTTGCTGTAGCTGCCTTCAATTTCTGGCAATTTGTCCGTGACGCCTTGTTCGATTTTTTTTTCGGTCATTTTAATATCCATTAATAACCAGGCCTTGCGACAAACATAAACAAATAAATCATTTTGAAATGTTCTCGGCTTGCGCAGCGATAAAGCATTAACTTTAATTAAGCCCACATTAACAAGCCAGCTTAAATGATATTTTTAAATATTTCCGGCAAAGGTGCCCTTTTCATACCGGTAATTTAACGCATTTAGAAACAAAGGGGTAGCGCTGATTAGCCTTAGTTAAACCCTGTTATACCGGCAAACTTGCTACACTTTATCCAGGAATGGGAGGTGTGATGACAATACATATTACTTATGAAGAGCGCATGGCATATATGCATGCACTGAAAACCCGCCAGGCTACGCCGGCATCCAGCGCTGCCTTTCGCAAGATACTGCAGCATGCAGTGCATGTTGCTAATGCAACATACAACGCTGTGCAGCTGGAACTGTTTAACGAATTGCCGAGTGAAAAACGCGTTTAAAAGTCTAGTTTTGACTGGTTAAGCACTTAAGTACTTTAACGTCCTTAACCAGGTATTCGCTGCTTTAATACCCGCACCAGCTTTTTATGTTCAACCGCTCTGATGCCTGCTGATTTTTATTATACAGCTTTGTTTTTCGCTTGATCACCCCACTCCAAAAAGTTACTATTTTTTAACTTTAAATTACACGGATGAAACATGAAACAAGCAAGCCACCAACTGGCCGATAGCACTTACGCGCAGTTAAGAGAACAGAGCCGCGCACAAGCGGCATCAAAGATGCCATTACGTTTACAAGAATCAGTAAAACTTGATGATATTACCGGCCGTACTATTGCTCAGTTATCCCGCTGGGAAGCGCATCCTGATCGCCGGGTAATGTGGTCCTGGCCGCACTGGGCCAGCCGTTATGCCGCGATTTATCCAAAGCGCTTTGAACTGGCAATTTGGTTTCATAGTATGCTGTGCAGTGTATCTTTGGGCCGACCAACCTGGGGAGCGGGAAAATTACGATTAGATTTTATTGAATCTTCCCCTGAGAAAACACCACTAACTGGCAATACAGCACAATTAACGGTAATCGCAGCAGAAGCCTATGCTATTAATATAGGAGCGCAACAGGTGCGAATTATGAATCCGATAAATAACAAAGTTAGGTCACACTATGAGTCACTTGGCTATTTATACGTTGGTGGCAAAAGCAATTTTTGCACTAAGGATTTGATATGAACAAGCGAACTGACAGGCCAGAACCCGGCACGCCAGAATTTGATAAATGGCTTGGCGACTATATTGCCAAGCGTTTTAAAGAATTTGAGAATGTACCAGAGTTAGATCAAGTAGGTATTTTATCGGGAAGTCTGGAAAATTTTACCCAAACCGATGCAGAAGCTTTTCCTGATGAGCCGGAAGAATACATGCCGCACGAGCGGGTGAAGCTTGTGGTAGATAACAGCGATAAAGAAGACAAGTAAGATGTTAGAACCGAAGGGTTCTCATAAAATCCTCGATTTCATTTATCTGGCCGAGAGAGGGATTATTCCGGGCTTCCTGCCCTCCACCCCTTTGGGGCCGCACTAATGTAAGTGATCTAATAGAGTGAGAAACAGGGAACAAATGAAATTTGGCGGGAATAACTGGGAAGCCAATAGGAATAAGGGTTTCATAAAAAAAGCGGAAAAATGTCGATACCTATCAGTTTGAGAATTTAGCAAGTCCACGCCACAAACCACCCTACTACTGAGAACATCAGGCCAAGCCAACCAGGTTAAAACAAAAATCCCCCGCAAAGCCCGTTTAAATATGGGTTAAAGGGTGATAGCCCACTGTTTAATGCAAGCTGAAACCATATCAAGCCGATCCGGCTTTATCTCTGAAAGTCGGATCACCGATCCAACTTAACCACGTTTCGATCCAACTTCGCTGCAGGTCAATGAGTTCATAGCATGTAGCCTAATTCGTCAAACATTCTCAATTTTTAAAGTCGGATCATCTATTGTGCTTCGTGATCCGACTTCCTACAATCAACCACTGTATATTAAACCAGTATTTAAAAATGCCTACTCTTCTAATTAGACACGGCTATGGCACCAGGCATGTGAGCGAACGGCATAAGGAGTTGGTACCTATTGCCAGGAAAAACGGCCAGCAGCATTACGCTAAGTTTGGGTGCTTTATAGAGCAGTCGGAATCTTTGGTTTGGTCCAAGCTTGCAGGACTTAAAAAGGTGAAAATAAACAATGTGTTTGGGTTTGGATCTAAAGATGGTTACTTAGATGTGCAGTACATTGGCCCTAATGCTGTGGCGCTTGGTTATTACTTGAGTAAAACCGATACGGTATCAGTACCGCTGTTTAATCGCTTTCCGCTGGTATGGTGCGATTTACCTATAGCTGAGAACACAAACAACACGGCCCAGAATAGTAATGTGGTCGATTTGTTCCCTGGGAACCGTAAGTGGAGTGATACCTGATTTTTCGCTAGACAAAATCATGGAGCCTCCCAGGCCAATCTGTAAACGCCAAACGGCGGCACCATTTCCTATGTCGACTACATAGAGCTCGCCATCTTGAACTGTCTTATCTTCCTTGTTAAGCAAAATTACCTGTTCTGGGTTTTCTATGTGATGCCTGGTATCTACTACCAGTAATGCCGATGAAGGCACTTTATGAGGCAATAAGCTAACATCTATTTTTATGTATCTATTCGAGCCAAATAGAGGGAGGCTGACAGTTTCGGGAGCACTATCCACCCTATGTTCAGTCAGCAAGTCACTTACCATTAACTGGCTTTTTTCTACTATTCTACCTAACTTACCGGCAAGCAATCGCTTATTAACCAGGTCAGAAAAACAATGGCCTGTCTCGAGGGCCAAGGCGGCCAAATAATCTATATCAGGTAAGCGCCCCTCGAGTTCATAACTTCTGATCGTATTAACGTGCAACTGAGTTTTCTCTGCCATGTCTTTACGAGTAAGGACGTTATCCCTTATTTGCAGTATGTAACTTCCAAACTCAATCATATCCATATTCGCACCTAAAAAAATACATTTATTTGTACTTTTAAATCAATAACCTATCGAAATACACACATTTAAGTATATTCGACCCCTTGCCAAATACATTTTTATGTATTTAAAATGTATGCATGACGACATTTTAAAGGGCAAAAAAAATGGCCAATTTGGACTGGCACAATGCAAAAATTATCGCAGAGCTAAAGATACGCGCAAAAAAATCTCTTCGTCAATTATCCGAAGAGAACAAGCTATCTCCAGGCACTCTGTCTCAAGCTTTACAGCGTCCCTATCCCAATGCTGAGCGCATTATTGCGGCTGCTATTAGTATCGATCCAAAAACTATCTGGCCATCACGATACAACAGCGACGGTACAAGCTCGCGTCGTAAAGGCAAACGAAGCATATCAAAAAAACATCCTATTGATATAGCAAAAGAATACGAAGGTGACAAAGAATGATCCAGGCGTTCACTGCAAAACAAATTGCAGCGGCCCTGAACGTCGCTGACAGAACAGTACGTATTCGCGCTAACAAAGAAGAATGGGCGCACGAACTGCGATCAGGCCGGGGCGGCCAAATCCCGCACTACCTGATCACAGGCTTACCTGATGATGTACGAATAGCGCTTATTGCTAAACCCACTTCGGCACCGCAGACGGTAACAGCAGAGCATAAGGCCAAAGCAGTCGCGGCAAACATCGTGAACCGCAACGAGCTAACCAAAGCCGTTAACCAGGAGCGTAAACAAAACGCCCTGCAAAACATGGCAGGCCTTAATGGCTCAGCGAAAGACCGGGCAGAAGCTGCGTTTGCAATCCTGACTGCAGCGCGTCATTTCCATAGCAGTACAGACCTGCCAAAAGTTAAAGCCTGGCGCTTATTCTGCCTGCAGTACAACAACGGTTTAACGCCGGTACCGGAACACATATATGCCTTAAAACCCAGCATCGGTTTTAGCACTTTAACCCGCTGGGAAGCCGAGTACGAAAAGAACGGCCTGGGAGCCTTAGCCGGTAACTACGGCAAAAACAAAGGCAATGGCCTTATTGATTCCACACCGGAAATTAAAACCTTCTGCCTGGCTCTGATCCACGAATACCCGCATATCAAAGGCGAAGCCCTGCACGAAGCGTTGCAAACTGAATTCGGTGGGGATTACAGCGTACCGGCTGCAGCGACTTGTCGCGTCTGGCTGAAACGCTGGAAAGACGAGAACCAGGAATTGTTCATGTCGTTGGTCGACCCCAGCGGTTGGCAGAATAAACGTATGGTTGCCTTCGGTAACAAGGCATTCTCCGTATCGCGCATCAACCAATTATGGGAGTTCGACAGTACCCCGGCTGACGTCATGTTAAAAGATGGCCGCTACAGCATAGTGGGTGTTATTGACGTCTTTACCCGCCGCGTTAGGTGTATATTGCGGCCCACTTCAAACGCTGCCGCTATCTCTTTATTAATTCGCGAAACCATACTGGATTGGGGCTTGCCTGAAATAGCCCGCACCGATAACGGTTCGGACTACACAAGTAATCATATCAGCAGCGTGTGGGATGCCCTGGGTATCGAGCACGACATTACCAACCCGTATTCAGGCTGGGAAAAACCGTTTATTGAACGCTTTTTCCGTACATTCAGCCACGGCATAGCCGAGCTCTGCCAGGGGTACATTGGCCACAACGTAGCCGATCGGCAAAAGATAAATGCCCGTTTAACCTTTGAACAAAGGCTGTTAGAGCGCCGCAAAAAAGGCGAAGACAAAATCGCCCTGAATGTTAATCTTACTGCCGAGCAGTTCGAAGCATTCATCAACCAATGGGTAAACGACCACTATCACCACGCCCGACATAGCACGCTTAAATGCAGCCCGTTTGAACAGTTTATCAATCACCAGCAGCAAATTCGCCGCCTGGATAATAAGCACGTACTCGACATATTGCTGGCTCCGGTACCAGGTAACAAAGGCTATCGCACTGTTACCAAGTCAGACGGCATTAGTGTTGAGGGTGGTAGTTATGTGCATGCTGAGCTGGGTGCTTATATCGGTGAGCGTGTTTACTGCCGCTGGAACCCGAAAGATATAGGCAAAATCTACGTATTCCATGCGCTTAAACATCACTTTATTTGTGAGGCTGTTAACCCTGAAATTGCTGGTAACGGCTTAGAGCTACAAGACATTGCCCTCCAAGCCCGTGCTATCCAGCGACAGCAGCAGCGCGAACGCCGTGCCGAGTTTAAAAAGGCCATTAAACAACACCAGGTAGGTGATATTGCCCAGCGCATTTTAAACGCTAAAACAGAGCAAAACGGCAACCTTGCTGCCCTGCCCAAACGCAGTGAGCAGGTATCAAACAACCTAACTCAAGCCGCATTTGCTGCCATTGAGGCAAGCAAAACGCCGGCAACCGGTTACACCGAGCAACAGCTAAACGCCTTTGAACAACGCCGCCAGCAACTGGAAGCGTTAGAGCGCAAAGACAATGCCCCGGTATTCACTAGCGACGCCCACAAAGCCCGCTACCTGACAGAAATGAGCATTACCACCGAGTTACCACCCGTCGAAAAAGCTTGGCTACACGCCTATCGCAGCCGCAGCAAAGTCGCTGCGCGCGTACTCGACGAAATTTTAAATAGCAAAAAAGCCACTAAGTAACGGAGATACACCATGAAAACAGCAGTAGCAAAAACAAAAAACGTGTTAGCCGCATTCGACGCTTACCAGCACCTAAGTGAGGCAGCACTTAACAACACGCCCAGCATAGCAATGTTTACCGGCCAGGCGGGCTTAGGAAAAACAACCGCTGGCAGTTACCTGTTTGTCCAGGCAGATGGCATTCTGGTGCGTTGTCTAAAGTCCGACACCCTTGGCACATTTTTAGAGCGTTTATCTCAGGAGCTCGGTTTAGATCAACGTGCCCGCAAAGCAGACATGCTTAAGTTTATCGTTCACGAATTAGCCGTAACCGGAAAACCACTGTTCATTGACGAATGCGACTACATCGCCGAGCGTCAGGACGTGCTGGAAACTATCCGCGATATCTACGACCTGGCTAACGTGCCAATCATCCTGATCGGCTACAACCAGCTGCCTAAAAAGGTAAAGCGCTTAGAGCAGCTGTACAGCCGCATTTCCCAGCATATTGAATTTCAGCCGGCCGACCTGGACGACATAACCACCATGGCCAGCGAACTGGTAACAGACACCGCCATTAATCCGGACTTACTGGCCGAGCTGCTGCACGCATCCAAAGGCAATTTCCGTCGCATCCATACCGGTTTAAACACTATCGAAGCATTTGCCCGTTCCAACGCTATGCCCAGCATTAATGTTGTTCAGTGGGGCGAACAGCAATTCTTCCCTAGCGTTAATTAGTAACGGAATCGCAGTAATGAAAAACCAAACACTCAGCCAGCGCGCCTGGGAGTGGATAGAGCAGCAGCAAGACTTTGGCAGTGCCGAGCTCGCTGCTCACATGGAAGTGAGTTTGAAATCAGCGCAGATGGTTATTGCCCATCTGCAGGATCTAAAAGCAATTGCCACCATAAGCACCGGCGTTAAGCCAGTGGTTTATCAGGCAGTAGCCGGAGCTAAACCGCATCTGCCAGGTAAAAACCAAACCGCAGAACGCCCTAAAAGCATCCGGCAAAAACTGTGGCAGGCCATGCGGTTTTTAGGCGACTTCACCGTCGCCGACTTACAGGCCAATGCCGAATGCAGCCGGGCCAGTGCAGAGCGCTTTCTGTCTGACTTAGTGCGCTACGAGTACGTGTTTATTACCCGCCCACAGCGCCGCAACGCCAGCATGGCACAGCGCAAAGGCTTTTCAGTCCGGTACCGGCTGCTGAAAAACACAGGGCATAAATATCCGGTAATTCGGCCAACCGGGCTGTACGACCAAAACCTGAAAAAGCTGGTTGAAAAGCCTAAGCGCCCCACAGCCAAAACACAGAAGGAACTGAACCATGCAATGGCTTGAACTGCTTGAACAAAAGGTCGCGGAGCTCGGCCGCCGCAAAGTAGAGGCGGCGCTAGGCATCAGCAAAACCACTATGAGCCAGGTACTAAATAGAAAGTACCCAGGCAACTTGGAAAACATCGCCGCGAAGGTTACCGAAGCCTACAGCAGCGACAAAGTAACCTGCCCGGTGCTCGGCAGCATTACCGTTCAGCGTTGTGCAACGGAGCAGAGCAAACCCTTCGCAGCCACTAACCCGCAGCGCGTCAAGCTTTGGAAAGCCTGCCAAACCTGCCCCCTTAACAAGGCGAACAAACAATGAGTGAAACTATTAGTTTTCAGGTAGAGCGCGCCCGCAAGTGGCTGGCCCAACAAGGCTGCAAGGTGGTTACCGTTCACCACGCCAAAAAGCGCCCGGTCATCAGTATTGATGTTGCCTGCCCATTGCTACAGCGCACAGCAGTGCAGTTAATCGAAAACAACAACGGTCAGCGCAGCATGCGCTATTCCGCCCGTGTAGGCGAATGCCTTGTCCATTGGCACAGTAATTAAGGAAACCACCATGAACGCACAAAATCCTATTCATGCAACTATCCCTGCCGGCTACTGGCAAGACGCCAAAGGCTCATTGATTCCGGTAGACAAAGTAAAACCTGTAGACCAGGCGCGTGATGCATTAGTTAAAGAACTGACCGCAAAATCAGAAGCGCTTAGCGCCCAGCTGTCAGCCTTTAAGCAAGTTGCCTTTGCCGACATTGCGGCCTTTGTCCAGCTATCTGCAGAGCAGTACGACGCTAGCATTGGCGGCAAAAAGGGCAACGTTACACTGTACAGCTTCGATGGCCAGTACAAGATAGTTCGCGCCATTAACGAAACCATCAGCTTTGACGAGCGCTTGCAGGCCGCTAAAGCGCTTATTGATGAATGCCTGAAGGATTGGACGGCGAGCGCCAGCTCAGAGCTCAAGGCCATTGTTAATGGCGCATTCGATGCTGACAAGCAAGGCAATATCAGTACCACCCGCGTGCTTGCCCTGCGCCGGTTAGATATCAAAGACCCTCGCTGGCTTAAAGCCATGACAGCCATTGGCGAAGCCATCCAGGTAGTCGGCAGCAAAGCTTATGTGCGGGTGTACAAGCGCATTGGCGATACCGACCAGTATCAGCAAATCCCGTTAGATTTAGCGGCGGTGTCGCTATGAACCAGCCAATTCTCTTACCAACAACTAAGCCAACAGCTATGCCAACGGCTGAGCAAATCCGTGTCGAAATCGCGGTGGCAATCAGCCTGGCCGAACAGTACGGCACCAACCAGCCAGGTAAAACCTACGAGCAAGGCGTGGCAGACGCCTTGCTGTGGATATTAGGTGGCCAAAAGCCATGCACATTTGAGGACACTCAGATGGATCTGAATCAGCAAGATGAAAACGTTTTACAGCAATGGATATCCGGTCAGGTTCAGGCCGAAAAAGTGTATGACCACTGGCGCGAAGTACCATTGGTCGATGGCGAGTACGACAACGAAATGTTGTTAAAAATCTGCCAGGAATCACCCACCTTTGCCGACATGGTTCGCTCTTCCCTGCACTATCTCGACACGTCAGAAGACAACCACCTGCCCACCTGGCTGGGCAGCTTTACCACTGACAGACCGAAAACCCAGGTGCAGCTGGTAGTAACCCAGCAGCCTGGCCAAACCATTGACGAGGACTAAGCAATGAATAAATCACAGCTCATTCAGCAGCTGGCCAATGACGCTGGCTTAACCAAAGCCGGCGCAGAACGCGCCGTAAACAGCCTGCTAAACATCATTACTCTGCAGCTGCAGGTTAACAACCATGTATCTATTCAGGGCTTTGGAACGTTCAGCCCGCGCCAGGCTGCGGCCCGAACCGGTAAGCACCCTGTTACCGGCCAGCCTACCCACCAACCGGCCTGCGTTAAGGCCGTGTTTAAACAATCACCGCAACTTAAAGACGCCTTAAACCCGTAGCGAAACGCCCAGCAATGGGGCGTCTGCCGGTGGTGGTTCACCGGTACTGATGAGCAGCCGAGGATACAACTATGGAAAACCAAACTATTAGCATCACATGTAAGTACCGCAGTGGCACCTACGTCACCAGCAAGTTTAATGGCCAAACAGCCAGCTCCACGCAAGGACCTGAATTTGCAGTACGCGCTTTGGCATTCAAGCTTTTGCCTGACCAGAAATTCACCGTGGTTAACACCGGTAAAGAGTACTGGGAAATCCATAAGAGCGAAGAAATTAAGGAACAGCCAAAATTCCAGACAATTCAGTTCGTCGATAAAGGACAGGACTTCTTAGAGTGGATCGTTAGAGACGGAATCGTAATAGATTGTCAGCCATTCCAATTCACAATTTGGACAGGCGGCAGTGTACAAATCAATGATGATCAGGTTTTCTACAAGCCTAAGAACAAAACTGGTGTCTTCCCGCTAAAACCCCTAATTGACACTATAACCACCACTCATCCTGATTATGTTGCCGGTTATGAAGATGGCTTGATAAATCAGGAAAATGAAAACGCATCTACATCTGAGCAGTATCAATTTGGTTACCGTGCTGCGGTTTACATGGCAGGTAAAGCATGATGAAAACGATAAGACAAGCCATTAAAGAACGCGGCCCGAACTGGGGCGGCATGTTTGAAGCATTGTACTGGAACAAAACCGAAGGTTACTACTTTGCAAAAGCGGATTATTGCTTAGGTGAGTTTGTATGCTACCAAGACGAGTACGAAGCGGTAGCCAAAGAAATCTCAACCGACGCCCACAAACGCAACACTGCTCTAACCGTTGAGCTTAATGAATTTTGCCAACAGCAAGGCATCGGCCGGATTGGTGATTCTGTTGTACCAGCGCTTAAGACATACATCAAAAATATTCAGGGCACGTTAGACCTGACAGAGCGCCTGATTATCAGCGAGATTGGCGACTTTGCAGCAAGCTTAGGCCACCCAGGCGAACCCACCACACCAGAGCAGATCCACGAGCAATTAATGGCGCGGGTTCAACGTGTATTTGCAGACGTAAGGCTGCAGGCAGGTGGCAAATGATTCGAGCCAGATTTAAAGCAAATCCAGATGATTACCGTCCAATTAAATGGCCGGTTAAACACCCATACTGGTGCAGTGGATATGCTGCTGATAATAGTCATTCCATCGTTGTGGCGTACGCAGATGATGTTGATGAAATTCTTAGCAATTGGCCGGAAGCCAAGGATATAGAAGCCGAGCAAGTTGAGACTTACTTATTCACATCCAGATTTCCAATCCCAACGTGGTTCGCTGAACAGCAAGCCAAGGCAGGTGCGTGATGCCACTTAAAAAAGATGAAAGAAAACAGAAGTACAGAAGCATTATGAGCCTAATGCTTAAAGGCGAAAACAAGAATGCTTTTGACGAGCTAGCTTGCATGTGTGGCGAGGATGCCGGGCTATTTGTTTTGGCAGATTACGATAAGGCTATCAGTGAAAACCAACTACGCCAGCAGGCCAAGGCAGGTGGCAAATGAAATTCACTTTCAAGTGTGACATCTGCCACCAGGATGTTAAAGGCGGTAAAAAGTTTGAAGTTGAAATCTTCGAGAAAGTCGGTGTTTGCTATGCCGATGGCGTAATGGTCGCAGATTCTGTATGCAATAAATGCCAGCAGGCGTTTGTGCGGCTTGCAAATAATCTGGCCAAAAAAGCCAGAAAGGTAGGTAGCAAATGACAGCTACCAAACCCAACCCGCGCCGCCAGCTGGTAACGATGATCCATATCGCCCGCACTCAGTTGGGTATGGACGAAGAAAGCTACCGCGCCAACCTGGCGCACTTCGGCAACTGCAAAACCAGCAGCACGGATATGACTATTCCAGAGCTGGAAACCGTGCTGGAAGCATTTAAAAAGCTCGGTTTTAAACCGGTGAAAAAAGCCGTTAAAGGCCGTTTAAGCCCCAGCACAGCCAAAGGCCCGAAGGACGAACGCAGCGCTATCCGTGCGCTGTGGATTTTTATGCACCGTGCCGGCTTCGTTGAAGACGGTAGCGAAACCGCGTTAAACGCCTGGGTTAAGCGCATGACCGCCCAGCCAGATGGCCCCCCTGGCATTGCCGAAGTGCAATGGCTGCGTGGCGACGATGCTGGCAAAACGCTTAATAGCCTTAAACGCTGGGCCCGGCGCTGCCTGTTTGAAGACCTGAAAAAACGTGGCTACCAGCCAGACCCGAAAGACAGTTACAACCAGTTGCTGCAACGCTGGGAACGTATTAATGGAGCAATGTTGTAATGGGAGAAACGCTATGAAGTTAGGCCGCTGCCCGGTTTGCCATTCAAACCTGCACCTGGATCAACTGATTGCCGACGAAGCTGGCCGCCAGTTACTTGGCCAGTTCGCCCGGATGAATTACAAACTGGGCGGCAATTTGGTTGCTTACCTGGCGATGTTTCGTCCGAGTAAGCAAGATTTAACCAACACCAAAGCGCTTAGCCTGGTAACTGAAACCCTGGCGTTAACCAGTAATCATAACGCCCTGGCCGAGGCGTTAGAGCAAACCGTTGCCAGCTTGCAGCAAAGCCGCATTAACGGTACCGGCAAACAGCTAACCAACCATAACTACCTGCGCAAAGTGCTTACAGCACGGCTGGGCCAAATTGCCCAGGAAACGCCGGTAGGCAGCACCATCGAATACAAAGCCCAAACCGTTACCAACCCTGATGAAGACCGCCGCCTGTTTCAGGAGCGCATGCGCCAGCTGGGCGGTAGAGTACATGAGGTGCCAAATGAGTGAACAACAACTTGATGCCTTTGCCCAAAGCGAAGACTTACAACAACTGCTAACAGAGCTGGACAGCTTAAAGCCCGAGGCGCGCAAAGAAATTTTCAGCCGCTTGCCGGCAATGTTGCAAAGCCTGGTTGCGCTATTTGAATCCGAGCTAAAGGGTGCCGTTAAAAACCCTGAGCAGCACGCCCAGCGGCTGGTAGTGGAGCTGGCTAATTACTTCGGCGGCATTCAAACATACATTCCGCGCAATGACCGTTTAAAAACCATGTTACGCAACATTGCCATTTACAACGCGCACAACCGTGGCGCGGGCATAAGAGCGTTAACAGAAGAGCACCGGCTAACCGAGGTTCAGGTTTACGCCATTATCAAAGAACAAACCCTGGCCGAGCGCGCCCGCCGCCAAATCAACCTATTTTAAGGGAATAACCATGTTCGACTTTTTACTAACCCAAACTCTGCGCCACGGCGACTTTGAAAAGCAAACCGAGTTTTTAATACCGGGCTTTCTGGCAAAAAGCATGATCACCCTGGTATATGCTGATGGTGGACAGGGCAAAAGCTGGCTGGCCTTTGCAGTATCTAAAGCCTGCAGCGGCTTTCAGAATGTGATTTATCTGGACTTTGACAACCCACTCAACGTACTGAAAGACCGGGGCGTGCAAGAAAAGCTGATAAGCCAGCGCAATATTTTCTATGTGCAGCGCAGCAAAACCACCATGTCGGCACCTGAAATGCTGGACGAATTAGACGCCAGGGCCAGTGGCAACACCTACGCTAACACCCTGATAGTTGTAGATAGCCTGCGCAACTTCGGCGATGTAATGAACAACAGCCAGGCCATGGCCATTATGGACAAGTTTATGAACCTGCGCGAAGCCGGTGCCACCATCTTAATCCTGTCGCATGCCAACAAAGACGGTAAGAATTACCAGGGCAGCAACAATATCCGTAATAGCGTCGACAACATGTACCGGCTAAAAAAAGTAGATGAGGCCACAGGTAAAATTGACTTTGTACTTACCCCAACCAAAGAGCGCGCCAGCATTCTGGAGTGCGCCTTTAGCGTGCGAGTAGCCGACTTTAGCCTAAACGGCATTGACGTAGAAGCCGCTCGCATGAGCGCCGACGAATTAGACTTTATCAGCCGCGCCCAGGCAGCCATTAACGAGCAACCAGGTATCAATAAAAAAGCCCTGCTGGAACTGCTGGGCTTTGAACAAGACGACAAAACCGCCCGCAATAAGCTGGATGCCGGCGAAGGTAAACACTGGCAAAGCAGCAAGGTTAAAGGCGTTTACACCTACCAGTTAGTGCCAGATCCAATTGCTACCAGCGTTACAAGCCCCACGCATTAAGCGGTTGTAGCGCTTGTAACTGTTGTAAGCCCCGTTAATTAGGGGCTTTTTTTTTGGCCCAAAAATGGCTACTCTTTGCAGGTTAACAACACGAGAGCACAAACAATGAAACGGATTTTATTACTATTGGCACTAAGCGCTATGCCAGTTAGCGCAACGGTTTATAAGTGCGAAACAGCAGCCGGCACTACATACAGCCAGTTGCCCTGTGCAGATGATGCACAGGTAACAGATTACAGCCGCGAAAACACCGAGCCACCGTTGCAGACTGCGCAAACACCTGCGGCCACGGCTGCGTCAGACACAATAGACAGGATTGCCATAGGAATTAAAAAACGCGACTTGACCGAAAAAATTAACCGGCTTGAGCGACAGCGCGACAGGCAAGTGAAAAACCGTGATGACGAAGTTGCCAAAATCAACAGCCAACGTGGCCGTTATGTGCAAAACTTATACGGCGTGGCTCACGACGATAAAGTTAATTCCAGCATCGTAGCCGCTACAACTATTTGGAATAGCCGCATTGAAGCAACAGACCGCGAGCTGGACCAGCTAAGAGCAGAATTCAACAAGCTTTGATGTAAGCCCAGCACTCAACAAATAATTAGCAAAACGCTTTAATCCAGCTTAACCCAACCCCCACGCGATACTGACAGCACACCTTAGCTGTCTGTGTCGCGTTCATGCAAACACCATCACTTAATACTTATTCAATAGCCTTTCAGCATGCCGTTGCTTTTGTCCTGGCAAAGGAAGGCGGCTACGTTTGCCATGTAGACGACCCGGGCGGTGAAACCAATTTCGGTATATCGAAAAGGGCCTACCCGCGTGAAGATATTCTTAACCTTACTGAGCAGCGCGCTGCTTTTATTTACCACCGCGATTACTGGCGTGCTACCCGCAGCCATGAGCTACCAACAGGGATTGCCCTTGCCGTATTCGATGCAGCAGTGCAGCACGGCCCTGCCACAGCGGCCAGGCTGCTGCAGGAAATACTGGGCCTTGTTACCGACGGCATCATCGGTTCCAAAACCATTCAGGCCGCGAGACTCGCCGACACCGAATGGCTTATTGCCCGCTACGTTCTTCGTCGGGCCAGGCTTTACGCACGCATTCAGGCTAAAGACTCAGCGCAAAGCGTGTTTATCGAAGGGTGGTTTAATCGGCTGCGCGACCTTACCAACGAATGCTGGCAAGTTGGTTACGCCGGCGCGGGGGCCACCTATGGGCGCTAACTGGGATTGGTCGGCTAAACAGGGCAAACAGCGCCGGCTTGAAGCCGAAGTACTGGCCCACAAAGCTGGTACCAAATGCAGCCCGCCACCGCTGCACAGCTACGACGGCACTATGCAGGTGCTGTTCGAGCAAGGCTGGCACTCTGTAACCCCTGCGGAAATTCACCGTGCTATTAACCCACCCCCGCCAAATATCGGCGACGCGCTGCGCCACAACCACAAGCTGCGCGAACTACTAAGGATCAACTCATGAGCTTATCGCTATTAGCCAGCGCGCTGTTAACCCTGGGGCCTGACGCTATTAAATTCATAGGTGCCAAGCTTGGTAAAAGCAAAGTGGCCGACCTGGCTGCCGATGTGGTAACAGTGGTGGGCAATAACTACGTTAACCCCGAGGCGCAACAAGCGGCGCTGGTGCAAAACCTAAAGCACTTTAACGCCGACGAGCTGGACGAACTGTTAAGCATGCGCGTTACCCTGGAGCAGGAAGCAACCAAACGCCACCAGGCCACCCAGGGCACTATTCAGAACGGCGACAATTCCAAAGATGAGTACGTAAGGCAAACCCGGCCGTTAATCGCCCGGCTGTCTATGTACGCCAGTGTGCTTTATGCCATTGGCTTTGAAGCGCTAAAGGCTTCTGGCATCGGCGATGGTGCCAGCTTTGAGGTTTTACTGTGGCTGTTCTCCCCCGCACTTACCTATATGGGCCTGCGTACCATCGACGGCTTTGCACCTTATTCAAAATCGTCTGGCGATAAAACAGCCGGCGCGATATCAGCATTCATTAAACGGAAGTAGTACATGCCGGATTTAATAGACAGAGCTGCCGAGTTAGAGCAGCGCCAACGCGATCAGGCACTGCAAGCCGCCCTTGCCCGCCCAGCGGAAAAGCCACGCCAGGATGAACATGGTCGCTACTGCATAGCATGCGGCACTGATATCCCCGCCTTGCGGTTGGAGAAAGTACCCCATGCAGTGCGCTGCATTGATTGCCAGAGCCTGGCTGAACACAAGGAAAAGCAGATATATGGATAACTGGAACTACACAGAGCTTAAGTTCTGGTTCGATGTGCTGCAGTGGTTAATCACCATCGGTCTTGGATTATGGGTATGGATTAGCCGGGCCCCCCGCGAAAACAAACTTGCCATTGCCGAGCTGGAAGCCCGGCTGAAGAAAAGCGAGGCCGAGCAGGAAAAACTGCAGGTGCGGCTGGAATACCTTCCCACCAAGGAGGAACTGCACCAGATGGGAAAAGAATTAAGCAGCTTGGCTTCAAAGCTGGACAGCTCAGCCGGGCGCATGAAAGCAATAGAAAACAAGCTCGACTTGCTGATAGAAAATGAATTAAGGGGAAACCATGCTCGCTGAATTAATGAGAGAACACCAACGCCTGGTTATTCTGCGGCTGCTGTCAGAGGATTCAGGCTACGACTTAAATGAGTCAATTTTGCACGATGGTATTAACGCCATGGGCCTGGATATCAGCCGTGACGGCTTGCGTACCCAGTTGGCCTGGTTGGTTGAACAAGGGCTAATTACCTTATCAGCCATTGGCAATATTCAATTAGCGCACCTTACCAGCCGGGGTTTAGACGTTGCCACTGGCCGTGCCCGCGTGCCAGGGATTAAACGCCCTTCACCCGCCAACTGAGGCCCACCATGACTGATAAAATCACCCGTGGCCGGCGCAGTAAAATAGACCTGCTACCAGAAGAGATCCGGCGCGAGCTGGACGCCAAACTGCGCGATGGCCGCTTAACCCAGCAAGAAGTGCTCGACTACATTAACGAGCTTATCGAGCAAAGCCAGCTGCCAGAGCATGACAAAGAGCAGCTGAAAATAAGCCGCTCCGGCCTTAACCGTTACAGCACCCAAATGGAAACCATAGGCAAAGACCTGCGCGAATTGCGTGAGGTGTCTAACGCCCTGGTGGCACAGCTGGGCGATAAACCAACCGGCGACGTTAGTCGGATGATTTTAGAGATAGGTCGCACCCAGTTGTTTAAGGCGATGATGAGCCAGTCCAGCAGTGAAGATATGGACATCGGCATGATTAAAGACGCCATGCTGGCCGCCCAGCGCTTAGAGGCAGCAGCCATGAACACCCACCGGCGTGAGAAAGAAATCCGCCAGATTTTTGCCGCCGAAGTAGCAGAAACCGCCGAGAAGGTTGCCACTCAGCAAGGCCTGACAGCTGAGGGTGTTGCTGCCCTTAAGCGTGAAATATTAGGTATTGCCTGATGAACCAAACCGCAAGTGCCCAGGCGATTGGCCATAACGTCGACGCTTATGTTTCCCAGGTAGCGCAATTTGACGCAGCAGAGGTATTGCTGGGTTACCAAAAGCGCTGGGTGGCCGACGACAGCCCACTGAAAATTGCCGAGAAAAGCCGGCGAACCGGTCTTACCTGGGCCGAAGCTGCCGACGCAGTACTGTGTGCCAGCCTGCGCCGTGACAATAACGGTTGCAACCACTTCTATGTTGGTAGCAACAAGGAAATGGCCCGCGAGTTTATTGAGGCAGCGGCCATGTGGGCGCGGGTATTTAACAAGGCCGGCTCTGAAATTCAGGAGGAAATCTTTGTCGACGATGGCAAAGAAGGTAAAGAGATCCTCACATTCGTTATTCACTTTGCCAGTGGCTTTAAAATACAGGCGCTAAGCTCCAACCCTGCCAACCTGCGGGGTATGCAGGGCAACGTTACCATAGACGAAGCGGCGTTCCATGAACGGCTTGCCGAGGTGTTAAAGGCCGCTCTGGCATTAACCATGTGGGGTAGCAAGGTCCGGTTAATCAGCACTCACAACGGTATTGATAACCTGTTTAACCAGTTGATCCAGGACAGCCGCGCCGGCAAAAAGCGCTATAGCATTCACACGATCACGTTAGACGATGCCTGTCGCGAGGGCCTGTACCAGCGTATATGCCAAATTCGCAAGAAGCCCTGGAGCCAGCAAGCGGAAGACGAGTGGAAAAATGGCCTGTTAAAAGATACGGCCACCGAAGAAGATGCCCTAGAAGAATACTTCTGTGTGCCCAAGGCCGGCAGCGGCGTCTACCTTAAGCGCGTCCTTATTGAGCGGGCGATGGTATCTGATAAAAGCATTCCTATTGTTCGCTTCACCAGCCCGAAAGATTTTGAATTGCTGCCAGAATATGCCCGCAAACGTCAGGTTGAAGAATGGTGTGAAGACAATTTAAAACCACTTTTAACCAATTTAAACCCACAGCACCGCCATGTGTTTGGTGAAGACTTTGCGCGCAAAGGCGACTTGTCAGTATTTGTGCCGCTGGAAATAAAGCCCGACCTCAGCAAGCGCACGCCCTTTGTGCTGGAGTTGGTAAATGCTACCTATGATGCACAGCGGCAAATCCTGTTCTATTTGCTATCCGGCCTGCCCCGGTTTACAGCGGCTGCCTTTGACTCTACCGGTAATGGTGGCTATCTGGCCGAGGCTGCTCAGTTGCGTTATGGCAGCCAGATGGTCGACACCGTAATGCTTTCAGCTGCTTGGTACCGGGAGTGGATGCCAAAACTGAAAGCCGAGTTTGACGATGGCAACATCGAAATACCAAGGCACATGGATATCTTGGACGACCTGACCAAAATTCAGATCCGCAATGGCATACCGCAAATTGAGAAAGGCAGCGGCAAAGGTACTGATGGCCAGCAACGCCACGGCGACTTTGCAGTAGCGCTGGCCATGGCCATTCGCGCCAGTTGGATGGATGGCAGCGAAATAGCTTTTACCCCTGTTTACCCGGCCAGTCAGTTCGACGAACGCTACAGTGACAACGACAACCCCACCTTTGATAGAGGCTGTTTCTGATGATTTATGATAAAAATGGCACTCCCTTTCGTATTCGCGAAAAGCAGCTAACCACCAAGCAAACGAATGAAGAAACTGCCTATGCAGCGCAGCTGCGCAGGGAGTTCGCCGACCACCCAAGTAGTGGTTTAACCCCGGCCAAACTCGCCAATATTTTACGTGAGGCTGAGCAAGGCAACCTCTTGCATCAGTGCTGGCTGGCTGAAGACATGGAAGAGAAAGACGGCCACATAGCGGCCGAACTGTTTAAGCGCAAGATGGCAATGAGCACTGTGCCGTTTACCGTTGAGCCGCCACGCAACGCCAGCGAGGCAGAGAAAGCCGACGCGGCAAATATCGCTGATATGCTGCGCGATATTGAAGACTGGGAAGACATTATATTTAACCTGGCCGATGGTGTTCACAAAGGCTTTAGCAACATTGAATACGAGTGGCAGCGCTATGGTGGCTTTCAGGTGCCTTGTGGTTTTGAGCACCGGCCTGCTTCCTGGTTCACCCTGGATCAGCTTAACCAGGACAAGCTGCTGTTACGTAACGGCGCTATGGGTGAAGAGATGCGGCCGCTTAATTGGCTGCAGCATAAACACCCGGCTAAGTCAGGCTACGTTGCCCGGCTTGGCTTAGTGCGTCAGTTAGCCTGGCCATTCATATTTAAAAATTACTCCGTAAGGGATCTGGCAGAGTTTCTTGAAATTTACGGCATCCCAATTCGCGTAGGTAAGTACCCAAGCGGCGCAACCGATCCAGAGAAAAACAGCCTGATGAATGCCGTGCTAAGCGTTGGCCATAACGGAGCCGGCATTATGCCAAAAGGTATGGAGCTGGATTTTCACGAAGCGGCCAAAGGCGGTGGCGAACCGTTTATGACCATGATTGCCTGGTGTGAGCGCATTCAAAGTAAAGTCATCCTGGGGCAAACGCTTAGCGCGGAAGTGGGTAATAGCGGCAGCCAGGCACTGGGTAACGTGCATGATGGTATTCGCCTGGATATTCGGGACCATGACTTGCGCCAATTAGCTGGCACGCTTAACCGTGATCTGATCATGCCAATGCACCTTCTTAACGGCAAAAGCTATACCGGCGACCCAAGACGCAAACCCCGCATTGTATTTGACACTACAGAGCCAGAAGACCTGCGCGATCTGGCATACCCACTGCGTGCCTTTGTTGGCATGGGAATGCAAATTGGTACCAGCTGGCTGCATGAAAAAACAAAGATCCCCCAGCCTAAAGAAGGCGAACCGGTACTTAAGATCCTGGATAACGCACCGCAGCTGCCGGCACAATTAAAAGGATTTGCAGCCCTTAAAGCACAAACCGAAGAGCAACCAGATACTGCAGATATGCTGCTTAAACAGCTGCAGAGCAAAGCCAAGCCAGCAGTAGATAAACTGATAAAGCCCATTCAGGACATGGTAGACAATGCCAATAGCCTGGAAGAATTGCTGGACCAGTTACTAACGCTGGAGGATACCCTGGACGAGACCGAACTGGCCAAAGTGATGGAGCAGGCCTTTGCCGCTGCCGAGCTGGCTGGCCGGTTTGATGTGGAGCAAGGCGACTAATGGCCACGGCTGAGTATGGTTCGCTGCCCTTTGATGCGGCTATTGCGTACTTTCGCAAAAAGGTAAACCTGCCAAGCGAGCGTTGGACTGATATCTGGCGGCAGCAACATGATGTTGCCTTTACCGTAGCAGGTGCAATGAAAACCGACTTACTGGCTGATATGCGCGGCGCAGTGGATGCGGCCATTGCCAATGGCAAAAGTTTAACCTGGTTTAAAAGCCAGTTTAAAGACATGGTAAAACGCCATGGCTGGGACCACACTGGCGAAGCTGCGTGGCGCGCTAATGTGATCTACGGTACCAATATGCGTCAGTCTTACAATGCAGGCCGTTACGAGCAGCTGCAGCAGTTTGACTTCTGGCGTTATAAGCACGGTGACAGTCAGTACCCGAGGCTGAATCACTTAAGCAAAGATGGCTTGGTGTTACCTAAAGCCAGCCCGTTCTGGCAAGTCTGGTTCCCTACCAATGGCTGGGGCTGCAAATGCAAAGTGTTCGGCGAAACTACAGCCAGCGTTAAGCGAAAAGGGCTGACTGTTAGCGCTGAGCCAGCTATCGAATACCGCGACTGGGTAGACAAGAAAACCGGCGAGGTACAACAGGTGCCGGTGGGTATTGATCCGGGTTTTGACTACGCACCAGGTAGCACGTCACAAGTCGCTAAGGTAAAAGCCCAGGTCGCTGCCAAACCTAAACTGGCAGAGCGTTTACCAGAGCGAATTGTGCCAAGTGCGTTTAGTACAATTAAGGGTGTTACCGCTGAAGGGATTGATGGCCTGCTGGGAAAACTCGATGCACCCCAGCTAACGGCGCTTAACGATTTCATGAAAGCCAAAGCGACCAAAACTATTTTTGTTAAACAAACCGAAATGAGCCGGGGCAAAAAGTCGGCTGCGCTGGCCGCGCCGATAGCCGAGTACCTTGGTGTTGACGAGTTTTATGCACAGATGAAATTTACCAGCCGCTCCCCTGCCCGTGTTGGCGGCTTTACCTCGATGAGCTGGGAGCATATTGTTGTAAAGGCGAAAGCCAATGACAGCCTGAGCAAAGTTGATATGCTTAAAGTGCGTGAAGTTGCCAGCGAGGTTATCCAGGACGCAGCAGGCAATAAAGGCCCGCATATCTTTGGCACTGCAGATAACCCGCTAAAACGACATTGGACAGTTAGCGAGCTGGTAGAGAAAAGGCTGGGCGAAAGTGCTAGATTAATTTCTACCTGGTTGCATGAGCTTGGCCACCAGGTGCATTACTATGCTGGGGCACCTGATTACCCAGCAGGTGCCAGCTGGGTAACCTACTATGCGGCCACCAATAAATATGAAAGCTTTGCTGAGGCATTTACCGCCTGGATGCTGGCACCGGAAGCCTTAAAACAATGGCAGCCTGAGCTTTATGACCATCTGGAACAGCAAATACAAAAAGCCACTAAGGCCAGGAGTAAAACCCGATGAAGTTACTGCAGCAGGCTCAGGCCTTACTGGCCGATGAAATAACGATAGAGGCAATCCGCACTCTTGCTGAACTGCAGAACAAAGCTGCAGGTCACGAACATGATTACATTGCTGACCTGTGGGAAGGTGTCTATGCAGCCGCTGACGACGAGGTATTGAGCCAGGCTTCTGACGAGGGCTTGCTGTAATGGCCGGCAGCAATATCAGCATCGATGCCGGCAACGCCAATGCCATAGCCGATGTGTTAGAGCAACTGGTACAGCAAGGCCAAAACCTCAAGCCTGCATTATCACAGATTGGCGAGTACCTGGTGGAGGCCACTCAGGACAGGTTCCAGTTAGAGCTTGCTCCTGATGGTTCACTATGGGACCCGCTGGCACCGGAAACCATCAAACGCAAGAACGGCGATAGCCGTATCCTTCGCCAAAGCAGTATGCTGGTAGACACCATCCTGTACGACGCCAGTGACGACATGCTGCTTGTGGGTACCAATATGGAATACGGAGCAACCCACCAGTTCGGCCGCGAAGCAGATGGCATACCCGCCCGCGAATGGTTAGGCCTGACTACCGGCCCCTGGGACGATGAAGCCTTTATCCTGGTTATTCTGTCTGATCACCTGCTTTAGCTAAAACGCGCTCAAATCGCTTGTAAGCCACTCAATAGGGTTTTAAGCTACCGTCATTCATAGGGAAACCCTTTAAACGATCGTAGAGCGATTTAAAGGGGGTTTGATAAACAAAAGAGAAGCATAAATGAGCCAGGTAGACCATTTTCAAAGAGCACCGTTCGCAGTTGACCTGATTGAAATGGTCAAATCTCTTCCAACTCCCTTTTCTTTCGCGCTGGATGCTGATTGGGGAGCGGGTAAAACTTTTTTTATTAATAACGTCCTTGGGCCAGAAGCAAAGAAACATTTTCCTTGTCTAATATATGACGCGTTCGAGCATGAGAAAGAAGATGATGTATTTCTAAGCATAATGACTTCTATTCTCGAGCAGTCTCAACTTTTAGCGTCGGATAGTCAGTGCGACAATAAAGCTATCCAAAATCTTGTAAAAAAGACCGCTAAAGTGGCTACAACTATTGGAGGTATCGCATTAAACGCTGGGACTAAGCTGTTGCTGAGAGAGGGTTTAGAAGAATTGGTTGACAAAATTACAGAGTCATCTTCCTTAAATGAATCTGTGTCAATTGAGCTTGAAAAAGAAGTAACCAAATTTCTTCAGGAAAGACTAAAGAACGGACAATCTTATAAAGCTGTCAAAGCTGAATTTCAAAAGAGTATCAAAAATCTAGCTAACAATCTTTCGATTAATTTTGGGAAAATACTTGTCATAATTGATGAGCTCGACAGGTGCACCCCCCATCATGCATTAAAAGTTCTAGAGGCAACTCATCATTTGTTGAATACTGAGGGCCTTATTTTCATGTTCTCTTACAACAGAGACCAGTTGGAAGCATTGGTAGAACATGTATACGGAAAGGATATAAAGGCAGGTGAGTACTTGCAAAAATTTGTATCGTTAAATTTTACGTTCCCAACACTGGATAATTTTCAACTTCGTTCTGCCAATAGCAGACTTATGGAAGAAAGAGTCGAAATGCACGGCTCTAATTTGACCAATGCTGGTATCTTAATCAGTGTTATCTCCAGCATTTCAAAACGAGCTACCGTAGCACCAATGACACCACGTCAAATGCAACAATATACCTCTCTTTTTTTAATGACCAACAATACAAAACTAAATAAAGCCTTAAACATTGTAAGTCACGATGAGGTAGCCGCATTGATGTACTGGAAGCTAACAAAGCCCAAAGCTCTATCATTATTAATCAGTCCTGCAACTCAGCTGCCAGAGCGACTAAAAATCATGGAAGAACTTCAATATGATGAATTAATTCCTCAGGAGTCGCATCGCCAGAATTTTTTAGCTGATTATTTAAAAGAAGATCTGGAATTAGTTGAACATCAAAGAGCTGAAATTTATCGCGCTTTACAAGTTTTCAATGTGTTAACTTGAATTAGCAAAGCGCTTTAATCTACAACCGCCAACCTAATCCCCCACAATCAGCCCAGGCTAATCACTTACCTGGGCTGAAATGTTTAAAACTTCCACTACCTCACTTGCTGTACTGACAGCTATTGCACAGGCGAACCAAGGCCTGGGCGTTGCCGTGCTTAGCGAGCAAATAGATACCACCGATGGCTGGGTGCAGCTGTTGCCAGATGGTGACTTCAGCAGCATTGATGGTCGCCCGCATGACGTACCAGGTGGCAAGTGGAAAATGAACGCTGAAATAGCAGAGCGTTTAATCAGCCAGGTGCAGCTGCGTGCTAACGAGCTGCCAATTGATTACGAGCATCAAACCCTTAAAGCGGCTGATAATGGCAAGCCAGCCCCTGCTGCGGGCTGGTTTAAAGAAATGCAGTACCGTGCTGGCAAAGGTCTTTTTGTAAAACCCACCTGGGTGGCCGACGCTAAGCAGCGCATTATCAACCGCGAATACCGATACTTATCTGCTGTATTTCCATACGACAGAACCACCGGCGAACCCCTGGCCATTAACATGGCCGCACTAACCAACTATCCAGGACTGGACGGCATGCAAGCGCTTGCCAGCCTCGCTGCTCAGTTTGGTACCGCTGGTAACGACTCACCCACCACCAACCCAAGAGAGAAAGCCATGAATGAGCTGCTTAAAAAGCTGCTTAGTCGGCTGGGCATTGTCATTGACGACGGTACCGAACCAACCGAGCAGAACATCAACGACGCCATAGCGGCCTTAACCGCAATGGACACCGGCAAGGATAAGGTTGCTGCTTTAACCGCAGAAATTGCAGCCTTAAAAGCTGACACCGGCAACATCGACCACAGCAAATACGTGCCGGTTGATGTTTACCACGCGCTGCATGCCGAGCTGGCATCGCTCAAAGCCAACAACGATGTACTCACCGTTGACCAGGTAATTGAGCAGGCTCAGAACGACGGCAAGTTAATTGTGCCGGCAGAGCTGAGCTATCTGAAAAGCCTGGGCAAGCAAAGCCTGGCTGCGCTGAAAGCGTCGCTGGATTCGCGCCCGGTTGTAGCTGCATTAATGGGGAAACAGACAAAAGGAAAGGCCCCCGACGATGTAAATAAACCCACCGTGGCAGCGTTAACCGCTGACCAAAAAACTGTCGCCGACCAGCTGGGTATCAGCTACGACGATATGGCCAAAGACTTAGGAGCCTAATCACATGGCATTAATTAACAGCGCTGTACTGAACGCCCTGCGGGTGTCGTTCAGCAAAAAGTTTCAGGAAGGCGTTTCCCGCGCCGAGCCGCAAGTTAGCCAAATTGCTACGGTGGTTCCGAGCTCGTCAAAGAGCAATACCTATGGCTGGTTAGGCCAATTCCCTAAGTTCCGGGAATGGATTGGTGATCGTGTTCTGAATTCAATGAAAGAACATGGCTACACCATTACCAACAAAAGCTATGAAACAACTGTTGAAGTTGATCGTGATGACATCCAGGACGACAACATAGGTGTGTACGCGCCGATGATGGATGAAATGGGTTATGCCTCTGCCGTGTTCCCCGACGAGCTTTGTTTCCCATTGTTAAAAGCTGGCTTTACCACCGAGTGTTATGACGGCCAGTACTACTTTGACACCGACCACCCAGTAAATGCCGCAGTAGATGGCAGCGGCGCAGACACTTCAGTATCGAATGTGATCATTGACGGTGCCTACGTTGGCGAGCCTTGGTTCCTGCTGGATGTTAGCCGCTCGCTTAAACCAATTATTTACCAGGAACGCACCAAGCCAGTGTTTACGGCAATGGACAACCCGAATGACGAAGCGGTGTTTATGCGCAAGATGTTCCGCTATGGCGTTGATGTTCGCGGTAATGCTGGCTTTGGCTTCTGGCAAATGGCGGTTGGCGTCAAGAAAACCCTGGCTTACCAGAGCCTGTGGGATGCCATCAGCTTGATGAAAGGCTTTAAAGCCGATGGTGGCCGCCCGTTAGGCCTGGGTAAAGGCAAGCTACTGTTGGTTGTGCCATCTAGCATGGAACAGCTTGCGCTGCAGCTTAAGGAACGTGAGCAGATCAGCGACGGTACCACCACCGTTAGCAACGAACTGCGCAATAAGTTCGACGTCCTGGTAGCTGACTTCCTGTAAGCCAGCTTAACCCTAACTTTGCCGCCCTGGAGTAGTTAGCCAGGGCGAGCAGGAGAAACCCATGTCAAAAGTATTAGTTATTTATGCGGTGGCAGCTCTGGCCGGTACGTTTCGCCGGGCCGGCACTACCTTTACCACTGAGGGCGTCGCTTTCCCGGAAGGTCATTTCAGCCCCGAGCAGCTTAACGCCATCAATGCAGAAAAACGCTTGTCTGTGCGTGAAGTTGAAGCCAGCGCTGTACCAGAAACAGTTGATACCCGACTGCTGGAAGCTGCAGCTGCACGTAAAGCGAATGAAAAAGGCCAGGCGAAAAAAGGTGAAGGCAATGCGCCAACAGCTGAAACGCTGGACCAGGCATTCGCCCTGTTAGACAAGAGCAACAATGACCACTTTACTGCCACCGGCTTGCCGCAACTGGATGCACTGTCGCGCTTATTGTCGCGGCCAGTTAAAGCTGCAGAGCGTGATCCGGCTTGGGCTGAGTTTGTGGCCAAGCAAAGCGCTACCAACCAGCAAGGCGCTGAGTAATGCCCTACTGCACTGTTACCGACATGGTAAGCCGTTATGGCCAGCAGGACTTAAGCCTGCTGAGCTGGCGCGAAGGCTCTGCCGATGGTGAGCTTAATCAGCCCGTTATCGAACAAGCCATAGCTGACGCCAGTGCCGAAATTAATGGCTATATCGCCGGGCGTTACGAGTTGCCACTGGCGCAGGTACCTGATGTTTTGGTACGCCACTGCTGTGACATCGCTCGTTACTTGCTCGGCGGTGACCGCGTGCCGGAATCGGTGCAAAAGCGTTACGACAGCGTTATTAGCTACCTGGTTAAAGTTGGCAAAGGCGAGCTGAGTTTGGGGCTGTCGCAAGGCACCCCCGCTGAGCCCAGCGACACCATTGCCATGATCCAGGCTGATGGCCAGATATTTAACCGCAAAAACAGCAAAGGGTTTATCTGATGTTGGACATTGCAGAAGACTATCTGGCCACCGAGCAGCACCTGGAGGCAGTGCTGAAAAATATTGAGGGGTTAAGAAAGGTTTACTGTAGTGCCGACATGGCCGAAGTGACCGATAAAACCCAGGCAACCCCATGCGCCCACGTTATCTACATGGGCGACAAGGTACCGGAAAGCGTTCAGGCCGGCAGTCTGATCCACGTAACACAAACATGGTTAGTCGTGCTGGCCGTAAGGCTTAGCCCCGACAGCAGCAAGGAAGCTGGCAAGTTACTGGCACGCACGCTGCGCGGCATTCAACAAAACAGTTTTGTTCAGGGCATTGGCCCGCTGAACAGAGTAAACGCTCCCGCCAGGCCCCTGTTAAAAAGCGGCTTTGGTTATTACCCCCTGGCGTTTGAAGTCAGGTTCCGAGTTAAATAAAAGGAGATCGCCCATGAGCGGTTTAATGTTATCAGGTGACATCTTTATTGATCGTTTGACCGACACCGGTGCCAGCACTGGTTTAATTGGTCCAATCAACGTAACCCAATTGGCTATCAATACACCTAGCAACGAAGCTGTGCGGCCCAGCAAGAAAAAGGCTAGCTATGGCCAGGCGCTGGACATTGTTAAAACGGCGCAACCTACCGAAGTGACCATCGCTTTTGATGACCAGCCCGCTGAGTTATTAGCAATGGCGTTACTCGGCGACACGTCTGTGATTAACCAGGCCAGCGGCACTGCTACCGATGAAGCCGTAACCCTTCCAGCTAACCAGCGCTGGGTGCAGTTGGCCCATAGCAATCTAGCAGCTGAAGGTATTTCGGGTGCAATTGTAGCGCCAGCAGGACCATTGGCCATTGCAGCTGATATCGAAATTAACTATGCAGCTGGTTTGGTGCGCGCGCGTAAAGGCGGTGCTGTTGAAGAGGGTGGCGCAGTTACCCTGACCTACCAATACAATGCCATTAGCGGCATGGCCGTTAAAGGTGGCGTGCGCCCGCAAATCCGTGCCCGCATCATTGGCGATATGAAAAACCTGGCTACAGGGAAAAACGCTAAGTTGGATATCCCGGAAGCATCATTGGCACCCACGAATGCTGTTGACTTTATGGCATCAGAATTCGTTACCACCACACTGGCTGGCAAAATCAAACTGGTGGATGGCAAAGACGCCCCGTTTGAATACCACGATCTGTAATTAGAGACGCGACCACACAAGTGAGGCCGCCCGGCCTCACTTTTTCCAAGACGCAAAAATTAGAGATATGCCAGCATGAGCAAGAACCTCGAACTAGCACTTAAAATAGCGGCAACCGTTACCGGTGATAAAGACCTGGCACGGATGGCTGACTCTGTGCGCGATGTTGGCGACAGTGCTGCCGAGGCAGATCCAAAAACCGAAGCACTGGCCAGTGAGTTGGATAAGCTGGCCAACCAGACCAAATTAATTAAAGAGTTCGACGACAGCAGCCAGGCACTGCGCAACCACGAAATAGCAACCGCTGCAGTAGCGACGAAACTTGAACAGCTGCAGCTTGAAGCTAAGCAAACGGGTGCCCCTTTTGTTGAGCTGGCCAAAACCATTGATTCAGCAGACACCCAGCTTGAGCAAATGCGCCAGGAACTGGCAAAGCAAGCTGAGAACCACAACCGGCTGCAGACAGAACTAAAACAAACTGGCCTTGATACTCGCAAACTTTCAGAAGAAAAACGCCGGGTTCAAACAGAGTTTAGACGTGCTGCAACCGACGTTAAAAAGCTGGGTAATGATTACCTGCGGGCTAATGGCCAGCAGCGCAGTTTCTCCCAGGGGGCAGCTGGCTTAACCAGCAGACTTGTTGCACTGGCCGGTACTTATCTTGGCTTAAACCGCCTTTATAACGTCATTACTAACATTTTCAGCACCGGCATACTATTTGAAAAGCTCGAAGTGCAGTTTACTGCCCTTATGGGCAGCTTCGCGGGTGGTGAACAGGCCACCGCCTGGGTAAAAGAATTCGCCAAAAACACCCCGCTATCGATTGAAGAAGTTAGCCGGGCCTTTGTAAGGTTAAAGGCTTTCGGCCTTGATCCAATGGATGGCAGCTTACAGGCCATTACCGACCAGGCTTTAAAGTTAGGCGGAGGCTTCCAGGAAGTAGAAGGCATCAGTCTGGCCCTTGGTCAGGCGTGGGCCAAACAAAAGCTGCAAGGCGAAGAGATCTTGCAGCTGGTAGAACGCGGCGTGCCTGTGTGGGACTTGCTGGCCCAGGCAACAGGTAAAAATACCATTGAGCTGCAAAAGTTAAGCGAACAGGGCCGCTTAGGTCGTGACGTTATCCGCCAGCTTATGGATGAAATAGGCAAGCAAGCTGCCGGCTCAGCTGCTGCCAATATGGGCTTACTGTCTGGATTAATTTCCAACGCCAAAGACAACATGCAGCAGTTTTACAATCTGATCGCTACCTCAGGCGTGATGGATGTCCTTAAAGAGCAAATAGCCCAAATTAACTTGCAGTTTGAGCAGATGGCCGCTGATGGTCGCTTGCAGCAAATTGCCCAGCAGATAAGCGATTCCTTATCGTCAATTGTGCAAAGTGGCGGTGGTAGTTTAAGTGCGTTCCTGGACAATTTTGCCGCTTTTGTTCAGGCAGTAAGCGCGCTATCCGGCACTATTCGTATTATTTTTAATGGCCTTAGTGCTGGTGTATCGGCATTAGCAGCTGCTTTTACCGGTGCATTTTCGGTAATGCTTAACGGTTATGCAACCCTGGTTGCTGCTTTAGGTGGGGACGAAATCAGCAGAGGACTTAAGAATGCCGCTGATTTTATGCAGCAGCTGTCAAAAGCGTATCTGGATCAGGTTGTCCAGGACGGCGAAGATATTAAAGCCGCCTGGGCGCAAATAACTGGAGAGGTAGAAGCCACCACCGCCAAGGCATACCAAACCGCCACCCAAATTGTCCAAACCGAAACCGACAAGCAAAAGCAGGCCATTGACTCTGTAGCCGAAGCTGAAAAGGCCAGAGTGCAGCAAACGGAAGAGGCTTACCGGGCATTGGGTATTGCGTCAACAACTGCCTTGCAAACTGCAGCTGAAAACGCCCAGGCTGCTTACGAAGTTATCGCCAGTGGCGACGAGCCAATAGAGCAGCAACGCCAGGCGTTTTTAAAATGGGCTGATGCTGCCCTGGCTGCAGCCAAAGCAACCGGCGATACCGTTCCTCAGCAAATCCGGGCACAAGCTGCCGCACTGGGCTTAACCTCTGCGCTGGATGATTTAGCCAGCAAACAAGGTATTTCGTTTGAGCTATCTGACAAACAGTCACAGAGCTTCAATGCCTTAAAGCAAGCGTTCGACAAAACCAAGTTATCAATAGAGTTTTATAAACAGACGATTGATAGCTCCACCGCCAGTATTGAAGAAAAACGCCTGGCGACACTGCGCTTACTGGAAGCTGAGCAGCTGCTGCAAGGCCAGGCTGAGGCTTTGCTGCAAGTTGAGCAACTGAAAACCAAAACTTTCTTTGAAGCACAACTGGCACTTGAAGACGCGAAGCTCAAAGCAGAGCAAATTACCCAGGCTTACATGGCTGGCACACTCAGCACCGAGCAATACAACCAGCAGCTGCAACGCCAGATAATGCTGATCCAAATCCTGCAGGATTTGGTGCCAGATGTTAAAGACGATACCGAGCAACATGGCGATACCCAGCAAAACACTGGTCAACAGGTAGACAGAACTAACCAGTCGATTAAAGAGCAGTCGTCTGCGCTGCAGAGTCTGTCTGAAGATACCGATACAGCTACCAAATACACCAGCTTGTATGCAGGTGCTCAGGAATGGCTGCGAAAGCAATTCGATTTTTCTTCATCCAGCAGCCAGGACTTAGCTAAGCGTTACGACGAACTAACCGGCTTTATTAATCAGAACCGCCGGGCCCACAACGAATGGTGGCGTGAACTAGCACGCTCCAGTAATGCGGCCTTTACCCGCGAACAGCAGTTCATCAGCGAAACCCTGAAAGTAAGAGAGTACACCGCCCAACTGGAAAGCAGTGCTGCAACGATGCAGGACGTGAACCGAATCAGTATGCTGTTAAGTTCGCAATTCAAACAGCTTGGCGACAATGAGCTGGCACCGTTACGTAACGCCATTACCGACGCTGAGCGCCGCATCCTATCAATGCGCGATAGCTTAGAGGGCACCGTTAACAGCCTGCGTGACGAGCTGGACCGGCTCAACAATGACCAGGCAGCCATCGAGCAGCGTCGTTATCAGCAGCAGCTGGCTGAGCTGCAGGCAAAACTAAAAGAAGCTCAGGCCACTGGTGACAAGCAAGCAGTTGCCACTGCCCAGGAAGCGCTTCGCCTGGCCAAAGAGATTTACGCTATTAAAACCGCTCAGTTTAAAGAAGAACAATCCACTCAGGCCGCTGCCGGCACAGGCCAGCAACAAGCCACCACCCCAACCGCGCGCACTACAGCCCGCCAACCAGCAGCTGCCCCGGTGCCCGCTACAACCGGAACAAGTGCTACAAGCGGCGCTAACACAGTGCGCCTGGAGCTGGCGTTACCAGGAAAAACTTACACCGCGACAATGGCAGGTAATGACGCTGCCAGCCTGATGCGGCAAATAGAGCGTGAAGCGAGTACATCACTATGATGATTGACACTATCCCAGTGCCAGATATGCCCTGGACAAACGAATACACCTGGTCCAGTTGGGTAGCTACAACACAGTATGCCGGCAGTGGCGCACTGCTGGTTGAACCGGCACAAAAACAAGCTGGCCGGCCCATTGTGCTGCAAGAAGACTTACTTACCCGCGAAGTAGTAAACCAGCTACTGGCCCACAGCGAAGCCACGCTTGGAAGCTTTAATATCACTCTGGGTGATGCTCGCACCTTTACCGTGATGTGGGATTACAGCGCACCGCCTGTTACTGCAACACCGCTCCTGGATGAAGTGGACCCGGACAATAACAGCCTTTTAATGGCCGTTACCTTACGTTTTATAACTGTTTAAAAGGTATTTAAATGCTACGCACCGACCTGAAAATTTTTAAAAGTGAGCGCATGACCCAGCAGGCCGACGCCGGCGGCCAGCGCACAGCTATTGAGGTTATTAATGGCAAGCTAAACGAGGTGTTTGGCAATATCAGTGATATCGACCACGCGCAATCGGCGTTTGATATTGTAAAGATTTACCCGGCTGTATCCACTGCCAATACAGCCCTGCTGCAAGATGGACACTTTTATCTTAACGAGCCGCCTCTCGATGCAAAGGTCGATATCATGATCATCGAGTCTGACGCAATCAACGACGGCAGTGAACGTGTTGACATAATTAACGCCATTGAAAGTAGCGTAGTGCCGAGCTTAACGCTTCGCCGTGGTTTGTCGGAAATGATAGCCGGTCAGGATCAGCTTAATGCCTTAGATTTAACCCAAGCCGCAGCCGATGGTGGCGAGCAGCCAACGGTTACTTTACGTATGGGTGGCATTTATGTGATCAGTGTCGAGTACACCGGCAGCGAAGACGTTGACTGGCCGCGTTATCAGCACTTTATTAAAGTCACCGCAATCGAAACCACCGCCATCCGGTTTGAACCTCCGTTGCCATTCCCTGCCCCAGGCCGCAGCCGTCTCGTAAATAGCCAAAACCGTTGCACTGTATTGCGTGACATTACCACTGGCTCGGGTGTGACTTATCATGGTGTTACCCAGTTGACCGATGCGGCTGCTGGAACAACGTTGCAAGTTGAAAACACCGTTGGCAGAGTTACACCGCGTATTACGGAATCTGTTGAGCACCTTGCCAACAAACCATTTGAAGCAGAAAGCGGGCTTATTACTAAGTTGGTGGAAATTCCGGCTGCGGGTGTTTCATATAGCTTGCCAATTCCAGACTTTATTCAACTGCCTGGCTATTCAAGCGCGCCAGGAGTGTCTTACATCTCAGGCGGCAAAGTTTATAAACAAAGTTATAGTAATGCGTATATAACGGCCGGCCAGTTCGACTTCGCCATACAGCGCACGCCTGATCCTGACACCAAAATACAGGTGCGTTATTTCAGCACTAATCGTTACAGTATCTATAACTACCCGGACGTGATACCTGCTGGCTATACCCTACAGCCTTTAACGGTAAGAGGCTCTGCGCTCAAGGCTACATCCAATGAGCGCTACACCCTTCGCCAGGATGAAACTGATCCAACCCGTTTTGAGGTATTTATCTCAAGCGCCGTTTTTGGCAATAGCACTACTCTGGCAGTCATCCTTGACCTGGAGAACGGCACGCCAACTTACTTCAACAGCTACAGCGAGCTGCAGTACACGGCGGTATTGGAAAACGATGCCGCCGCTGGCGAATCAGCAACCACAGCTGAATTTGTAACGCCGTTTAACGAGGTGCTGCCCGATACATTCTATGTTGTTGTGCAACGGGTAACCGGAGGCTTATTAACTGCCAGCGGTGACATTAGCGGCGTTATTACCGGCGTAAATGTTTCCGGTACCATAACCGGTAATGTCGTTTCATTGGTGTTCGCCGAGCCGGTAAAACTAAGCACTTTGGAATACAGCATCAACGAAGTTGTTGAGTTGGTACCACCGGCAACCCTTTTTGGCATAAACCCGTTACGTCTGCCAAATGGCGGTGAAGTTAAACTATACCGGCCATTTGGTGTTATCTGCGTATCCAATAATATTTATCAAGACGCGGCCAGCCTGCCAGCGGCTCAGGTAATTAATGCCAGGGCAAACAGCTTTATCGACATAGTAGACAGTGCCGGTGAAAGCCTGTGGCACCCCAATAACACCCACTACGAATACGATAAAGACACTGGCGAAATCACCATTGTTGATACCAGTGCTTTTACCGCCCCGTTTGAAATCATCGACACCTTAAGCGAATTGGCTTTGGTAACAGCCGTCGAGTCTAACCAGCTAAAAATAGCTACAGCGCTGCAAGGTGCATTTCCTGCCGGCAGCATTGTCAGCAGTGTTTACCAGTTGGGTGATTTGCAAGCGCGGTTTACCAATGTGTTTGATCAAGTTACCTGGAACGGTACCTGGGCAGATGTGATCCAAGGAGAACCGGCAGCGGCGACTTATAACAACATCGCTTACCCCATTGAAGTGATCAACGAGTCGGCAATCAATGAACGCTGGGCATTTATCTTTACCAGCGATTCAGCATTTCGTTGCATCGGTGAGAACGTCGGCCAGGTAGGTACCGGCGATATTCTGAATGATTTTGCACCGATAAACCCGACAACTGGTTTGCCTTATATGATTGTTCGCAAACAAGGCTGGGGCGGCGTTGGTGTATGGCAACCAGGTAACGCGTTGTTCGGAACAAGTGTCGCATCCTCAAAACCTGCAGTGCTTGTACGTTCAGTGTCAGCAGGCCACAGAGCAATTAATCAGGATTCAATGCGAGCCCATTTCAGCGGCAACGCCCAGTAAATAAGTCAGGAGTAAAACATGACACAGCCAGTAACAGTTTATCGATGGGATGATCCGGGTGCACCGCAAATCGGAAATGGCCGCGCAAGTGACATAATCGACATTTGGCAAAAATGTTTGGTTGATGGCTATGGCACCCAGTTACCTTTGGGATGGACTCGCCCGTTTTACGATGCAGTAAACCAACGTGCAGTTTATCGCAACATTGTTGCTGACGGTGGTAGTGGTGGTTATGCAATTTTATACAGTAATACTGCTAACGATGCAGAATATAACCTGATGCGTTTAACCCATGCTAAAAGTATGGTTGATATCGACACGCCCATTGGGCAGGGTGCAATAAAGGCTTTTCAAGTACAGAGTGCGACTGGTAATCGTCAATTTACAAAATGGGTGTTAATAGGTACATCAATCGGATTCTTTTTCATAATTACCCGGAATAACATGCCGATGGGTGGTAGTGCTGACTACAACCCGTCAATGTATGTAGGTGATTTATTCTCGTCTACACCTAATGATGCTGGTCGATTTATAACTGACACCGGTCAAAGTGGTCCTGCAGATACCACAGGTGTCGGTTTTTTAAGCACTTTAGATTACTTATCAACAAACGGTAGCGTTGGTGGTGCTAAAATATGGGGCAGCGATAATAGCAATGTATCGGCAAGTTATAATTTTTATAGCCTGGGTTATTATCAAGCAAGTACAAATAGGAACTCATCGCCAGTTACCCCTCAGATGCTAGGTCCCTGCTACTATGCAAAATCACAACTTGGTACAGGTTTTGGGGTTTATGATGCCGCATACGACCCTGTATCGCCAGGGTTCAGGGGTTTTATGCCTGGGTTACACCATTGTATAAATCACTATTCTTTTGAACTGACCTGGCCGCAAATCATCACACATGCTGGTAATGACTTTTGGATGATGCGATCAGTGCAGGGTAGCCCTGCTGTTCTATTACAATTAGGGGCGTGGCATGATCCTTTCGTTTAAACCGATAGTGCCAGAAACAAACAGGGGTATGGTTGAATTAGACTTCGACCCCGCTGCTGAGCGATATGCTGTATTAGACCGTGCAAGTATGACAATGTTATGGAATGGCCCGGTACCCCCAGCAAACCCTGCCAAGATTATCGTCCCATTCGAATACACCAATAATTTTAACTTAATGGTGTTGAATATCGACGATAGCGGCACCCCAAGTTACTACGTTGCTGGCAACGATAAAGTACAAGCCCGGGTTGTAGACGCGCGCCTGATAACGCTTAATCCATGATTGCAGTAGTTGTTCGCTTTACCCGGAGCGGTCCTGGCGTAGTTAGCCCGGTAACCATCCGTTTTGAAGGGGACGAGCCGCCACCGCCACTGCCTATTGCAGCGCCAAATATCACAATGGCAATGGTAAGTAGGTTTAGCCGTGGCGCTGGCCATTTGGGGCGGTTTACTAAAAAAGCTTGGCAAAGTGGCGATATCACTAATTCGGTAAAGGTTCGTTGGTCGTCAAATCCGGCGACAATTAAGTTGGTTCATACTATTTGGAATGCAAACCCGGATTTAGTAACTCAGCAGCAACTAATGCGTTGGGCCGTCTGGCCATTGGTGACAGAGCAGCAAAAAACTAACTGGGGTGGCTGGCAACTAAAAGCAACGCAGCATTTAACAAGCTGGGCTGTTTGGCCAGTAGTCGGAAGACAGTTACAAGCCACCTGGCTACCAACTATAAAAGCACAGAGGTATCAGCAAAAAAGCCGCTGGCAGCACACAGCTATTACTGAGCAGTTAACGAGCCTGTTTTACAACTACAACCCCGACCTTACCCAGGGCTACAAACTGCCTTATGGCCCACGGCCACCAAGCTATATTTGCAGTAAAGATGCCTGGCCAACTAAAGGCGTTGTAAAAGTGCGTTTTCATACGCCAGGCGCACCAACCAGCGGTGTGATTACTGTCCGGTTTAGCAACGAGCATAACCCGTTGATATGCGAACTCGACATAGGCGGTGGGCTGATACCACCATTGCCAGATTTACCAACCATCGACACTACCAAGCCTATTACGCCACCAAGGCGCAGGAGCTACATTATGCGGCCAGAATTACGCTGCTATCGCGTTAGCGATAACACTGAAATCAATATTGTCGGCGCCAGCTGGAGCATATCGCGCAGCCAATGGGGTGCCACTATCAGCTTGCAGTGCGGCAGCAAGGGCGACAAGGACCTGCTTTTCGCTGACGGTATAGAGCAGGAATTTAAACTGGTTATAAACGGCTTTGAATTCTACGGCCTGGCTGAATCATTTAACTACTCAGGGGCATTTGGCTCTAACAGCTATACAGTAGAGGCACGCAGTAGCGCAGCCATACTGGCCAGCCCACACGCACCAGCACGGTCTTATTCAAACCCTACAGCTAAAGGCATTGCAGCTTTAATAAGTGACGAGCTAATTGGCACTGGCTGGGGCTACGATTTTGAAATGAACCAGTTCAACGTGCCTGCAGGCGTATTCTCTTACGCCAATAAAACCCCAATCGAAGCGATTGCCCAAATCGCAGCAGCCATTGGCGGCATGGTCTATCCAGACGGTGAAACCAAGACCCTGCATATTCGGCCCCAGTGGCCAGTAACACCTTGGGCCATTGCGTTAGCCACACCAGATGTTGCTGTGCATGATGATGTGATCCAGGCACTAAGTAGCAGCCCTGCCAGCACTCCACTGTATAACGCGGTGTTTGTGCGCGGTGAGCAACAAGGCCTATCAGCAAAAGTTAAGCGCACCGGTTCGGCCGGTGATAATGTCGCTGCGGATATAGTTGGTCCTTTGATGGTCGATAGCCTGGCACTGCGCCAACGAGGAACTGCAGAACTGGCTAACTCAGGCCGCAAAGATGCATTGCAGTTAAACTTGGTGATAATGGACTTGCTACCGCCTCTGATACCAGGACAAGTGCTTGGCATTACATGGCAAACTGAAACCTATAAGGCGCTGGTCGACAGCATTGCCATAACAGCGCAGACCGGCCAAAACGGTACGTTAACTGTCAGGCAGAATGTAGGAGTGCTACGCAGCTATGAGTAACAGCTACCGCCGCCTGCGTTCGCTAACGCAAAACCAACCCCGCACAGTGGCCACCGTAACCAGTCACAACCCGGATGGCACCAGCACAGTCCAGTTAATGGGCGGTGCATTTATCACAGTACTTGGCCAGGATGTTGAAGTGGCCAACAAAGCTTATATAGAAGGAGGGTTAATTGTCGGCCAGGCTGCAGACCTGCCATACAGCGAAATTGAGGTATAAAACGACTTAATTGTATAAGAAATAAACTAAATACTTAGATATCAGTTTTTTGTAAGGGATTAATCGGTACTACTCAGTAGTTTACTAATAGATTATCTGGTAATTAATACACAACTTAATCGGAGCTCAACATGGTTAAACGCAGTTTTCTAACATTAGCTTTGCTGGCCTGCTTTACTGTCAACTTTGACGTAAATGCAAGCGAGGTTTGCGAGCAGATTACCGACCCGGTAGCAAAGCTTTCCTGTTTGGTACTAGCGCCGGCCCCATCGCCTCAGCCGCAACCAATGGGCCCCGGCTCAGGTGGCACTGGTGGCAAAGATGAGCCACCAAAGGAACCACAGAAGGTCCCTGAGTAGTTTAAAAGCCTAAGTAGTTTAAAAGGTAATTTAATGGACAACATTACAGCGTTTTTGCTGGATACAATTTGGATCGTATCATTCTGCCTGGCGATGATTTACAACATCGCCAGGCGTGCCGATCTAAAGCCTCTTATTTGGCTGGCAGCGATACTGGCAGCAGTGTACGCGCTGAATCATTCTGTAACTGCTTACTTGTTTGATGGTAAGTCTTTCAGGGAGCACATGACGTTCCAATACATCCTTTGGGGCAGTGCATGCGCCTTGATTGTCATAGCAGCTTTAGTATATCGCTACCTTACTAACACCCGACTCTACTGGGTTACGTATGTTGTGTTTGCTGTGCTGGCCATAGACATGTTGGGCAATAGCCTCATGCACATTGACCAAAATATAATGGGCTTAGACGACTGGGGTGATCCTAATGTGCTTTGGAGTAAGGACCGTTGGTGGCTGTGGTATTGGTACTCAGCCCAAAGCAATATTAACAATGCAATTATACTGGCGGTACTGTTTTTACCGATAGGAATGGAAAGTGGTGTAATGAAGCAATTAGCTAACATTAAAAGAGTGTTTAAAAGCTTGTTTAACGGGTTTAATTTCTTCCGGTCTATTGGCGGTTTAAACGCTGCATACAACCGCATCAATGTGATCCAGGACATGATAGACGCCATGCCAAAAAGCGAACAGCCACAGGCTCTGTCATTCCTTGCATCAGCTAAAGAGCTGTTGTATCGCCAAGATGAAACAGGAGTCGACCACCTTAGTGGGGCTAACCTTCTGCTCGATGCTGCTGCCCATGTTGCCCTGCACCACCCAGCTGCGCAGCCAACCAATTCATTATCAGCAGTAACAGCAAAGGGCAGGTAATGCCTGCCCTTTGTTTCTCAAACTACCCTGCGATTTTACGCCCGGCTTAATTCTCAAACTGCCCTGCGCAAATTCTCAAACTAATCGCGCGGCTACAACTAAAGTGCGTTCCAACTTGTTCCTGACAAGTTGGTCGAACCGAATGGTTCTCATCAAATCCTCGATCTCTGCCGCATAAATGAAAAAGGCCCACGCTTTTGGCGTGGGCCTTTGTCATTTATCTGGCGGAGAGAGAGGGATTCGAACCCTCGTTAGGGATTAACCTAAACACACTTTCCAGGCGTGCGCCTTCAGCCACTCAGCCATCTCTCCGGAACTTGCGTTGCAAGCGCGGCTATACTAGGGAAATATCGCCTGCGCTGCAACTGTTATATAACGTAGCACTTTGCTTTTGCCTGCTTTTTAAACAGGTAATAGACAAAACCGTTTAAGCGTTGCCTTTTACTTGTGTTTTAAGCGCTGTGGCAAAGTTAAGCATTCTGTTTAACGGAATAAGCGCTTTTTCTCTTACCTGTGCATCAACAAAGATTTCATGCCCGGTGGTGTCAGTTAACGCCGCTTCAATGGCTTTTAAGCCGTTCATTGCCATCCAGGGGCAATGTGCACAGCTTCTACACGTCGCGCCGTTACCGCCGGTTGGGGCTTCAATAAAGGTTTTATTCGGCATTAACTGCTGCATCTTGTAAAAGATGCCTTTGTCTGTGGCGACAATAAATACGTCATTGGGTAAGGTCTGGCTGGCTTTAATCAGCTGGCTGGTTGAGCCTACGGCATCTGCGAGTTGTACTACGCTGTCAGGTGATTCAGGATGAACCAATACGGCAGCATTAGGATACTGCTTTTTCAGCTCGACAAGCGCATTGGCTTTGAATTCGTCGTGTACAATACAGGCCGCATTCCACAGTAGCATGTCGGCACCGGTTTGCTTTTGCACATAAGCGCCTAAGTGCTTGTCCGGGCCCCAGAGGATTTTTTTACCCAGGCTGTCGAGATGGTCAACAACATCCAGTGCAATAGACGAAGTAACCACCCAATCGGCGCGGGCTTTTACTGCGGCTGAAGTGTTGGCATACACTACTACCACGTGATCCGGGTGTTCATCACAAAACGCCGAGAACGGCTCTGCCGGGCAGCCTAAATCTAATGAACAGGTGGCGTCTAATGTTGGCATTAACACGGTTTTATTCGGTGTAAGAATTTTTGCAGTTTCGCCCATAAACTTAACGCCAGCGACGATTAAGGTTTTTGCTGGGTGCTCATTACCAAAACGTGCCATTTCTAATGAATCTGACACACAACCACCGGTTTCTTCGGCTAAAGCCTGAATTTCCGGATCGGTATAGTAGTGCGCTACCAGCACCGCATCTTTTTGTTGTAACAACGCCTTGATACGATCTTTATAGGCTTGTTTATCGTCGCTGCTCAGTGGCACCGGCTTTTGGGGAAAGGCAAAGTCTTGCTCTGTGAAATACAACGCTTGTTCCATAGGGCTCACCCACTGGCTGAAAAAATGGCGGCTAGTATAGCGCTGGAAAGTAATAAAAGACAGTGAATCGGCATGGTGGGTCGTGCTGGATTCGAACCAGCGACCAATTGATTAAAAGTCAACTGCTCTACCAACTGAGCTAACGACCCA